CTAATTAACAATTACTTTCTTAATCTCTGACCACGTACTATATTTATTCTTTCTATTGATTCTCTTATAAGCACGTATCTGAATATAAAGTGTTTTTTTGTTTTTTAATTTTTTATTTTTAATAACTATTTTCTTGGAATTTGTCTGTACAACCTTTGTCCAAATAGCACCCTTATTCTTCTTAGCTTTCTTTTTGGATGAATATATTTTTATTTGATAACCAGTTACCTTAGGTACTGCTTTTGATAATATTATTGTTAAGGACTTTGAGGATTTTTTCTTTTTCGCACTTTTAATTTTTGCTTTACTAATGGTTATATTTTCTTTTTTGCTGTTATTTGTTTTATGTCCTTGTGATAAATCAGACTTGTTATTACTATTATTAACATTTCCATTTGTTATTGCTCCAGTTGGTTCCTTTTCTGGTTCCTTTGTTGGTTCCTTTTCTGGCTGATCATCTGTCTGATCTAAAGTTTTTACTACTATTATTTTGCATGTAGCTGTTATATTTCCATTTTCACTTGTAGCTGTTATATCAGCTGTTCCTAACGAATGGGCTGTAATCTCACCACATTCATTTACAGTAGCCACTTCTTTGTTATTACTTGCAAAATAAATTCTTTTATTCTTTATATTATCTGGGCTTACTTTGGCAATCAACTTACTCGTTGTACCAAGCAAAACTTTTTCTGATGTTTTATCTAATTTTATAGATTGTGGTACTTTCTCCTCTTCTGATCCAATATAAGCTTTTTTATACACTGTTCTATAAGAATAACTTGTTTCATTCCCATTTGCATCTGTAAGATGATCATATGTTATTTGATAAACTCCTCCTATTTTAAAAACAATAGAATCATCGCTATAGGAAATAAGATCCCCACTTCTTTCATAATTTTGATTTTCTAAAAGATTATTCGGATCAATCTTCCATTTCTTATTGCTATTGAGACATTCAATCGTTATTGTAGTATCAGCTGTCGGTTTTAACTTATTATAAAACTGACATGTCCACATTCCTGATGGCGAAAATCCACTTTCTGAAATAGTAATTCCTTTTGGTGGCCATGCAACAACATCTACATTAGAACTCTGCGTTCCTGACAATTTATGACATGCTTGTTGCAACGTATTTCCTACTCCAATATATTTCCATTCAGGATTTAACAGATTATATCTATGACCTCTATTATAATATTGTCCTGTCCCTTGACTATCATCTAATGCACTACTAATACTGTCTATGATACTCGTACTTATTATTCCACATGAGTATAAATTTTCTCCATTGCCACTTTGACATTTTGAATAATATTCATCGCTTAATCCCTCTACCTTTGGTGGATTATGAGGTGATGAATTTTTTATATTATTTTTTGCCAAATATACCGTGTACGTAGATTTGCACTGTGCATCCATAGACAATTGTTCTGAATATTCCAATGGATTTAGTCCAGCTCCCACACGAATTGCATTTAAATAATCAACTGCTCCTTTTGCAACTTCTTTACTTAACTTTCCACCTTCTATATTCTTAATTGAATCGTAAGAAGGTTTAATCTCATAATATGATTTCATAGAATTAACTGTGTTTACTGAGTTTGTATAATATTTTCTAGAATTTTCCAATAACTCTTTTTCTCTTTCTGTATATGCAACAGCCTTCCAATCTGCCAATAATTCTTTATTTACAAACCCCTCCATAATCCAATAATCATCATTTTCTTCTCCTGTTGGATAATACATAAAGCTTATTGCATTTCCTTTTGGGCACTCGTAATTTCTAGCATTTTCCGCAAATTCCAATGGATTAGGGTAAAAATATTCCAGAAATGTGGCTTTTCTTCCAGTCATTGACTGATAACAAGAACTTTGATTTGTGCTCTTACAATAATCATATAGATTGCTATGATTATCTGCCAGTTGTGCGCCTATATTAAACAATTTTTCATCAAAATATGTTGCAGTTTTATATCCATATAAATTTAAATAAATAATAAATATCAAAAACATCACATTTAAGCGGTTTGTTGAATATTTTAATATATGTAAACTATCTCTAAATCACTGTATTTAGTAACAAATTAGTAACAGAATAATTCTATATTTTTACTGTCTTTACAATAAACTTTTTTTTGGCTTATTGTCAAATGTTTCTTTAAACTTTTTTGGTTTATTTTTGCAATAAAAAAGACCAGGGATTTCTCCCTGGTCAAATCATTATCCCGCGATTCCGTCTGCGATCGCTTTTGCAATCTTCTTGTATCCAAGTTTTTTGTAAAGATTGTAATCATCTCGATCATCAACGAAACATACCTCGATTAGGATTGCTTTATTGATCGTATGATTAAGATAATACAGATTTCCTGTTGTTTTAATTCCTCTGTTTGTAAATCCTAGCTTTTTCATGTTTGCTAAGATTCTGTTTCCAACAGTTTTCTTAATCCCTACACTCTGAGTGCACCAGATTTCTGTACCTGCAATTTTCTTGTCTCCTTTGTGATCGTTTCGACCAGAATTAAGATGAATCGAAACATCTAATGCTGCTTGTCTTTTGTTGCACTTAGTACAGATCTTTCTGAGAACGTCCGTCTGACTAGTTCCGTTGCTGACTGTACAATTATATGCCTTATGTCCTTTTTTCTTTAATAACCTTACGACTTCTTTACAGATTTTTCTGTCTTCTCTGCTCTCGTCTAATAAGTCGCTTGCTCCACACGCGATCTTGCCACTTGGATTATGACCACCATGAATATTATATACCATTATTCTTCCTCCTGATCTTTGTTTACTACTTTGTCTGCTACTTCTAATCCTTTTACCAGGACTGCTGGTACATTGAATCCTGCTTCTACAAAATTCTCTACAATAGATCTAATTTCATTGATCAGTAACGATGCCAATACAAACCATCCAAGCAATGTCGTAACTCCAAGATCTACTCCAATTACCTTTCCGATTTCTACAAATACCGCAGATGCTCCAAATGCAACCATGATCATAATCCAATAGCCCAATTTTTTTAAAACACCTTTCCAACCTGCTCCAGAATTTTCTTTGCCTGCCATACTTGCTTTCATCCACCCTGTTAACCAATCTGCAATGTTTAACGCAAGAAAAGCAACAAATAAAATCCAGTGTTCTCCTAAGATATAACTCAATACTGCAACAATTGACCCGGTCACTACATTGTATGTATTAATTACATTGTTTGTCATTTTCTTCATGCCCTCACTTTCCTTTCTTTTATTCAACTACCTCTGCATCTTCACTATCCTCATATTCACAGCCTTCATCAGCATAAGACTCTTGGTCTTCTTTCGTGGCTTCTTCAAATTCTTCTTGGGAAATTTCAATACCTTTACATAGATGACACTTTTTACACTCCTGCTCGATCGCATAACCTGTTTGAAAATCTGGATCAGCAGCATAACCAGTTTGAACCCATTCGTGATTACAATGATCCATTTCTTCATCATCAATCTCTTCTTCTGAATCATCTGATTCTTCCTGATCGTCCGAAACCTCTTCTGCATTTTCGATATCACTTTCTTCTTCCGTTGAAATTTCTGTTTCTTCTATATTAGGTTCTTCTGATTCTTTGGTTTCTGTTTTAGGCTTTTCTGCTGTAGTTGTTTCTTTCTGCTTTTCTGTTGTTGTAACTTCTTTTTTAACCTCCTTCTTCTCTGTTTTTGATGATGCTGCGAATGCATATGTTGCTGTTAACATCATGCAGATTGTTACAACCAGTGTTGTGATAATCCCTTTTTTCATTATCTGCTCCTTTCTGGATTACAATTGTTGCACAAAAATAAGACCGCTGTGGGTCTTGCTCTGATTTCCATATTCAGCTCCTTTATGAACATCTTGGATCTTCTAATCGTTTTCTGAGAGTTCCATATACAGTTCCATCTGGTCCTGTTCTCGCATCAACAATTTCTACATCTGATGGAGATGAAGAGCTAAAGTTTTTAACTAATTGCTCATATTGATTCTCGAGATCACTCTGTCTTTTATCACAATCGTTTGCAATCTCATTGCTTCTTTTAATACCGTCATGAATTGCCTGCCGTACATCCTTTCCCAGAACAGCTTTCAATATATCGTTTAAAACTTTTGTTATATCAATCATATTTTTTCCTTTCCGCAACAGCACAGCTAAATTCTGACTTAAAAAATGCATTTGTAACTCAATATGCCGAATTGAACGGTACTGGAAACAACTATTTTTATGTTGATCGTAAACAAGGTTATCGCTTGAGTTCTGCGATATTGCATGTATATGACACTGGTTACATACGTGTTGAAGCAATATCTCAGGAGGTTAACAACGAGAATTGTTATGTATTATGGACAAATAATAGTTATCCACAAAACCAAAAAATTGGCTGTGATCTTGTATGGATCAAAGAAAACTTCTTGTGGAATTAAAAAATGTTTACTGACGTCCATAGACGATATAGGATATATTATCACTTGACGGATTACAAACAAACCATGTTTCGTTCATTCTAAGTTGTTTATTTCCACTGTTATAATTCATTAAAATACAAGCGTTGTAAGCATCATTATATCGATAAGATGTAATTTTATTCCACCATGTGTTCAAATCATTAATGTATATTTCAGGAAGCGTAATATCCGTAGAATTCGTATATCCAATTGTTATCTGGATTACTATCTCTCTATATTTACTCGGAATGATAAAAGATTCGGATATTTTTCCATCAAAAATTCTTTTCCAAGCCTTATCAGAATTTAGCTGTGCTGTTGCTGTTTATTTTTTGTCTTTTTCGAAATAAATGCACGGAGATCTGCTCCTAAATTTAATTTTTTGCATAAAAATAAAATCTCCTTCCCTTTTAAGCAGATTTAATAGTTTATATTAGATTGATTATTATTCTTTAAGCTGCATAACGAATATATTCATATTCAATCATATCGTCTGAAGCATCATAGTATGTACCGGCAGTCATATTAATGTCTGCATGACCTAACAAGATCGCAACATCCTGAAGCGGCATGCCTCGCTTAATCAATTGCGTACATAACGTCCGTCGGAATTTATGCGGATGTGCATATACATTACATAATTTTCCTAAATCTCTTACAATTCGCTCGATTCCGTCTTTTCTTAATTGATCATATGGATGCCTCTTAGAAACAAAAAGTGAAATGTTATTATCTTGTCTGGCTTCTAAATATCTATTCAGATAAATCATTGCCTGATCTGATATAAACACCGTTCGCTCTTTATCTCCTTTACCAGTGATCCGCACTTTCTTTCGAATAAAATCTATATCGTTTAGCTTTATACTGCTTAGTTCTGAGACACGACAACCTGTGGATGCTAACATCTCTATCAACGCCCGATCACGAATATCCGTACATGCTATACGCATACGTTCCATTTCATCAACTGTAAACGCCTTCTTCTTTTTCTTTGTTACTTTGATCTTCTTAATTTTTCGAGTTGGATCTTTGTCGATGTACTCCTCATCAGCCAGCCAACTAAAAAACGAGGATATCGCTGATCGCTTATTGTTTAATGATAAATTTGATATGCCTCTGCTTTGCTTATACGCATATAGAAATCCCCTAATATCGGTTGCATCTATGTCTTTTGCTTCTTTTCCAGTGAAATAATCTACAAACTGCGTTAGATGTAAATTATACTGTTCAATCGTTCTGTTGGATTTATTTTCTACAATCAGCGTCGCAAGGAACGTATCTTTCAGCTTCCTTAAACTGTCATTGTATTCCGTCAATTCCGTCGATTCTTTCTTAATCTGTACATCTTGGAACTCTTCTACCAACACATTTTCAAGATAATCTAGCTCTTTTTTCTTGATTCTATTGCCCATTTTGATTAGCACGTTACTTATAATTCTGTCACGCATAATACTTTCTCCTTTGTGTGTTATGTGTGCATTATACTCTTTTCCGCTGCGGAGGATTCGTAGACTTCCGCAGCTAAATTCTGACTTAAATAACAGAATAGAATTTACAATTACTAGCATAGATTCAAAATATGCATTCACCGGAAACAGTTATAAACATAATGGAAAAGTATATATAAATGGATATTTCCATTGCAATTCTCCTAGTGTTGGGATTACAACTTGTTTTTTTGTTCCAGAAGGTTTTAGACCTAAAATAAAATGCGGATCGGCTTGCTATACCGATGATGATGTTAATTTTAATAATATTGGTGCTGTTAAAATTGACACAAATGGTGATATAACAATATATTTTCCTACAGTGTACTCAACATGTGTATATACCTCCATAGTATATGATATAGATTAATTTAATTTACGATAAATCATAAAATTAATCCTAACAGCACCGTTTGTATCACTGGATAATCCTATGTTTATATTTAAATTTGTATTATCCCATTGTAAAGCAGCACCTGTTACCAGACCTTGATACGCATTCCAATCACCGTTGCAAGCTGCTATATATAACTTTTCGTTATTTATGTCTGATATTTGCATGCCTAATGCTTTTGCAATTTCAGACTGACATCTTTGCCAGTAAATCATTTTGTTGCTTGTTCCAGAAAATACTTTTGATAAAAATGCTCTTTCAGAATTTAGCTGCGCAATATCTGTGTGTGCATCTGCAATTCCCTGCTCCATATGATTAAAATTTTCTGCGGATAAAGGCGTATTTCCTTTTACCCATGTTTTCTTTGTGTATGCCATTATTATTTCTCCTTTCATTTAACAGCAATAAATCTGATCCTCACTGTTACTGCAGCAATAGATCATCTGTCCCTTTACAAGCTCTGCCGTTACGTATTTTGTTGTTCCATCTAATTGTGTCAATACAAGAGTTGTTCCGCTCGCAGAAATTCCTGTAATCGCCTTATTTGCGTCTGTCTGTTTTGCAGCCGTATAACCTAACGCTGTGTTTACGTTTGATGCCGTTATTTCTCCTCTGATTGTTGCACTGGATTTATTTTCAACACTTCCTAATCCTACTTGAGACTTTGTGACTCCGTGAGGATTGTTTTTGTTTCCTGTGTGATTACTCACATAGTTTTTTATTTTATTCCACAGCTTTAAAAGCCCTGTTTCATCTAAATAACTTGCCACATTAAACACCGTCCTTTATGTAAGATTTGCGTCCATCCATGTATTTGTAATTGCAGCAATCTGAAATTTTTCCCCTAGAGCATCCCACGCTTTTCCATTCCATGCAACATTCATCCCTGCAGCTCCATAAGATGATGCTGCTGCAATATCGTAAACATCTCCTGTTGTTTGTCCAGATGTTGGTAATTTATCTTCTGTTGCCACGGATCCTTTGTATTTATAAACACCTGTGATTTCAGATTTCTTTGCATATGTACTTGATAGCGTTGCATTTGTTGGTAACTCATCGATCTTCTTTTTATCTGCCGCAGTCATAAGCCCATGTGAAGATTGCGTCGCATCATTGTATGTCGTATTGTTATCAGGCGGAACACTCCATGTTCCGTCTGATCTTAAATACCTATTAGCTGCACCTGCTGCAGGTGCTGGTGCCAATCCGTGTGTACCTGCTGCGGATGTGGTTGCTCCTTTCATATCGCTATACGTGGTATTATTATTATCTGCACCCCATACTGCAGTACCATCCGAATCCCATCTTAAGATCTGTCCAGCACTACCACCAGATGGAATATGTTTGTTTCCGCTTGTCGTAGGGTGCGTATATTTATTCGCTCCTTCTGCGATTCCTGCAAGCTTTGTTTTTTCTGCTGTTGTATAATCATTTGTAGATAATCCTTTGCCATCTACTTTGTCTACTTTATTTGCGATCATATTCGTTATCTTTGCTACTATCTTCTGCCAGAGATATAAGACTCCGTTTTGATCAAGATAATTATTATCTGCCATTGTTTTCTCCTTTAATTTAAGATTCCCTCTAAAACTTCATTTGTGATTGGTTCCAGGCTTAATCCTGGAAGGTTGTACATTTCTGTTCTAACTTCACTTATCTGAGCCTTTAAATTTACAGAATCGTTTACCTGTTTGTCTGTCAATGTACTGATTGTTCTTCCAAGAGTTATTTTATTATTTGTTGGATTCTCAAGATCTAGTTCATATTTACTTACAAGATAATACGTACTCACATCTCCAAACGTACTCATGATTCCGTGTTGTGTCGAAATACAAGGAACAAGATCTCCCAACCTGATAGAATTTATATCTACATCAATCATATGAAGATCCACTGCAGTAAGTTCAATTGTAATTGCCAGATTGATACACGTTTGCAGATATTTCTTGGCTTCTTCTAATAATGTGTCTGGATCATAAATATCCGAAAAATCAACCTTATCATAAATCCATCCATATAAATTTACCGCTTCTTGGTTATATACATAATCTGTCCCATCATGGCCATTTGCCGCTTTAATATCGACATTTTTATTATCAACAACTGCTCCCAGCGGGATGATCGCTGTTTTAATATCTTCTGCCTTCGAATACTTCTTTAGATCAAGCAGATTCTCTCCAAAGCGGATCACTTGATTACTTACTTTCCCATATTGTTTTACATAGTCAAGATATCGGATTCCGTTTTCATGCCTTACTCGAAGATAGCCGTCATATTTACCTAAAAAATTAGAACTAAGAAAATCCCATGTCTTTTCATAGTTCGTAGACAATTTTGTAATGGTTACGCTATCTATATCAATTACTCCAATTGTAAAACGCTTTTCTTCTTCTACCTGCGCGTTATGTTCTTCAATTAGCCTTTTGAATATTTTGACATTTGTATCTGCCTGACCTATTTCTGTTGTTTCGGTACCATAATCATGTGCACGTTGTACTGAATCTAACAAAAAAGCAAGCTCCCCTTCACAGGAAATCTGGCCAGTGTTTTTGAAGTCTTGTTCATTTGTCAGACTTCTTCCAGAAAACAATAATTCATCATCCTCATACACTTCGATCTTAGATTTTAATTTGTTTATGCCATTTACATGAGGATGTGTTGAAAGCATACCAAAATCTAGATTCCCCGTTTTGTTTAACTCCAATGAAATTTTCGGTGAAAGCACTTGATAATCCGGATCACGAATATCATGCAGCACTTTCCCATCACACAATATTCTATACATTTACAAACTGCCTCCTCGATAATCGATTGAAATAACGCCAGTTCCTTTGAACGTTAAAATATTATCTCCTTCCGTCAACCAGATGTTAAATACTTTATTTCTACCTGCGAGAAGTGAATATTCCGTATCATTGAAACTGACTTTCATTGCCGTATTACATTCAATCACTGGAATGACTCGTTTTCTTCTTCCTGAAATACATAACTGATACTCTCCATCGACTTTAATATCCTTATATTCTCTTATAATATCTGTTTCAAAATTAAAGGTATCCCATTTCCAGTCTTCAAGGGATGAATATCTTTCATACTTATACGGATCGACATCTCCTGAAATCACAAGTTTTCCATTTACTCTGTCAGTTTTTTCAACATCAATTGTGAGTCTTCCAATATAATAAAAACTAGGATCTGTATCGAATATGATCTTCACCCTCTTACCCACAAGATAATTTGCAATTTCAGAAATACACATTCCCCACTGAAAGAAATCTTCGTCCGGAGTTTCAAACTCTAAAGAGATGTTTCGGTTTTTATACTTCACATCTCCACCAGTAATTGCTTCTGTGATATCCAGTGTTCCGTCTGCCCCTGGAATATCCTGTTCATAAGTTTTTGGCTCTGGAAAACCAAGAGTGATCGCAGTCCATCCAAGGTTCCAATCTCTCAATGTATGTTTTTCTCCAATCATTACTCCTAATGCTCCGCCTGCCATTTTACACACCTCCTCTTGATTTTCTGGTTGCAATCGTATTCAGCTCTGTATCCATATACGGAGCAATCATTCTTGTAATTTCTCGTCCATCTACGATCACTGGAACTTCAATTCGTTCTGGTCCAGTATAAACTACTGATGGCGCTCCATCAGATGAATCTGCCTGCACAACTGGCTGCATCCTTGTTGTGATCGTCTGCATCTGCAGGTTGATCGCATCCTGCATCCTTGACTGAATATCTTGAACATTCAACTTCGCTTTCGCAAATTTCTGTGCCATGTTCTGAGAAATCGTTCCCATTTGTTTATACAGATTTGGCGCTTCTTTTTCATGTCCTTTGATTGCTCCCTGAATATCATAAGAACCAATCTTTGCAAATTCTCGAGATGGGGAATGAATCTTAAGTGTCTTTTTGGCTGTCTTAATAATATTCTGACAGATTTTCTTCATGGATTTGCTGAGGTTTCTGGTTTCGCTTTCCATACCTGCAGTTAATCCCTTGGCAATATTAACTCCTGCCTGTTTCATCTCTTTCTGCAGATCATCCGTTACTGTTTTCATTTCAGATTCATAATTTGCCTGAAGTTTTGCGAGATCATCTCCAAAGAAGTTTTCAGAAAATGTTTTGGACATATTCTGCTGCTGATTCCACTTATTAATGTAAGCCTGCTGTTCAGTTTCTGACATATGCTGGAACCATGCCATATAAGCGTTTCCTGCATCAATATCCATTCCGAGAATCTTTTCCATCATAGACTCAGGAATCTTGTTTTCTAGCAACTTCAAGTTCTTTTGATACTTTTCAATGTCCATGATATTCTGATCAAGGTTATAGATATTTCCCCAAGATTGCTGTTTATCAGTTAAACTGTCCATCTTGCTCTTGATGTTGTTATACGCTTCCTGATATTCATCAGATAAGTCTTGTAACTTTTCCTGTGCAATCTTGTTTAATCGATCAGCTTCTTTCTCAAAAGCATCATTGTAAGCTGCTGCCGTTTTTTCTCCTGCAATTTTTAATTGCTTTTCTTCTGCAGCATTCTGCTTCTTTAACTTTTTCAGCTGTTTTTTTAGTTTTGCTTTTTTCTTTTTATTTTTTGTCTTACTGATCTTATCTTGAAGATTTTTCTCTGTTGTATCGTGCTTCGAAGAAACTTTACTTGTTTGCTGATCAATAATCTCTTGTACAGTTTCTGATGATCTTGACTTGGCTGTGTTGAGTGCTTCGGATATACCAGATACTAAGTTGTTCCCAATATCGGAATAATTTCCTTTTTTCGACGCACTCTTAGCTGCAGATAATGCTTCATTTACAGATAACTTCATTTCTGCATTGAGTTCTGTCTGCCCTTCTCTAACACCCTTTGCCACACCTTTTGGAATATTCTTGCCAATCGCATCTTTATATACACGAGATGGAGAATGGATTCCTAAAGCTGTTGCTGTAGCTTCTACCGATGCGTTAGCCATCTCTCCAGAAGCATCTTCCACATCTTTTATATGCTTTCTGATACCTGCTGCCATTCCTAACGGCATCCATTTTCCTACGTCAGACTCCATGACGCGGGATGGGGAATGGATCTTACCTTCTGCTTTTGCGGCTGCAACTGCAGCTCTTACTGCTTCTCTTGCGGCTGCTGATACAGCATCAGAGTTTGATCTGATGCCAGATGCTAATCCAAGAGATAAATTACCACCAACGGATACAAAAGAAGATTTCTGCGCACTTGCTCCGGAAGAACCTGCTTTAGATACTTTTGAACCGGCAGATTTTGCTGTTCCAGACTTCGATGCAATTCCTTTAGAAAATTCCGATGTCATCTTTCCGCCGGCTGTTTTTGCTTTTCCTGAACCAGAAGCAAGCCCTGTTGCGGTTGTTTTGCTGATTTTATCTGCGGCTGATTTTGCTTTACCAGATCCCTTTGAAAAAGAAGATAAATAACTATTAAACGATTGAACTCCGGCACTTGAATTATTCGTAGCAGTAATCTTACTTGCTTTTTTGATTGCTGTACTATTTTTCTTAACTGTAGTAGCCGCTTTTCCTGTTTTGGTTGCAATAGCATCAAATGAGCTTGCTGCAGCTGAATTATCTACCTTGCCGATTTTTAAACTGTTTTTTATCTTTGTTGCCTGGCTTTTTGTCTTTTGTGCCGTACTATCAATAGCTTTTGTAAGACCAAATGCATTCTGATCTCCGGATAAGTCTATCTTTGTTAGTTCTTTGATTGCATCTTGAACCGGCGTCTTTCCTTGTGCAACTTTCGTTGCAAGTTCTGTTGGAATCTTAGATCCATCAATTCCTGCTTTTGTTATTGCTTCCTGGAAAGAAATCATACGACTTAATGCGGCCGCTGCTTCTTTCGGTTTTCCACTACCAGATGTGATCGCATTTGCTAAATAGTCCGGTACCTGTATACCACCTTGCTGTGCCTTAGCTTTCAGATCTTCGAACGTGACAAGATTTTTTACTGCCTGCACAGACGTAGGGACCGCATATTGTCCGGAACTAATTCCTTGCGCTACGCTATCAGGAACTTTAACACCTGCATCCTTTGCCTTTTGGATCAGATCGGTCCAATTGATCGCATTCTGCATCTGTTTTGCAGCACTCTTAAATGATATAGATCCATCAGAAATCCCTTTTGACAGATACTGTGGTATCTTCATACCTTGTTCTTGCATCTTGGCCAACTGATCGGAATTAACTAGATCATCTAATTTGATCAAGCTCTTTAATTCTTTTCCAGATGTTGGATTTGCATAAACACCCTGTTTGATTCCCTCTCCAACAGATTTTGGAATAACACTCGCTTTAATCTTTGCCTGTTTGGCCAGATCATCTAAAGATTTCAGATACTCTGTATAATTTGCCTGTGCTGTATATTTGTCTGTGTATGCAGTCAGTTCTTTTTGTGCTGCATTTAAGTTTTTACCACTTTGCTCAACCGCCTTATTGGCTGTCATCATTGCATCATAGTATTTTGTCAGATCATTAGAAGCTTTCTTATATTCATCACTGCTTGTTGTTATCTTTCCCTGATTTACCTTTGCGGTAACCTGATTCATTTTTTCAACAGCGGCATTATATTTGTTTGTTGCTTCCGTCTTTTTCTTGATAGCTTTTTCATTCTCAATATCGGCTTTGGCTACTTTAGATGCTGCACTTTCCATGCCTTTTTGATAAGCCTTGGCCATTGCCTGTTCTTTCAATGCTGCGATGTTTTTCTTGATCGTAGAAGTAGACTTATTTAGCTTATCTGCTTCTTTGTCATACTCAAGATTCAGCCCTGGTAATAATTCATTTAATTGTTTAACTACACTTACAATCTGTGCTTTTGTCCCAGCGCTCTTATGCTCAACATTCATCAGTTTTGTCAATTTTTGATACAACTGATCTGCCTGAACACCATTTGCACGTGCAGAATCTACATTTTTCTGATTTTCTTTATGTAAGCTCTTGATCGATGCTGCCATCTCTTCTTGTTTCTTTTTGAGTTTTGTGCACGAAGAATAGTATCGATCTGCTTTTGTAACTGCTTTTTTCTGTGTCAGTGTGTATGCTGCGACTCCTGCTACTAAAGCACCTACTGCAACAACTCCTAAACCTACTGGACCGCCAAGTGCTGTACATGCTGCATTAAAAGCTCCTGTTGCTACTGTCGCAAGAGAAATCTTACCTGTAAAGATTCCAACAACTGTCTGCAATGCGGTCAAACCACCCTGTTGTGCCACTAAGGTGATTGCATTTGCCTGCTCCATTGTTTTTAAGGCACTAAAAGCTGTAGTTAATGCTGTAACTCCTTTAGATGCAGTGTTGAAAACCTTAACTCCGGCCCAGGCACCCATGAATGATGTTGCAAGTGGAATAACTACACCCATGTTGTCCCCAAGCAGTTTTGTAGAAGTGGCCAATACTTTTACTCCACCTTTGCCAGCTACCATAGCCACTTTTCCAAGATTTTCAACCGTATTTATAGCTTCCTTCGGAACAATCTCTTTTATTCCACCTTTTTTCAATTTGTTAGATAAAATCCTTAACTGTTTTGTCCCAACACCAACGGCTTTTGTTAAAGGTGTCTTAATATCTTCATAGATACCAATCCCCACCGCTTCTGCTGCCGATCCAAGATCATACAATGCTCCCTGCAGATTATTGTTCATGACATCTGCCTGTTTCTTGGCTGCACCGGAAGAATTATCAATTGCCTTTTGCAGTTTATTGAAATCGGAATCAGATGCATTTACGATTGCTAACAGACCAGACATTGCTTCCTGTCCTGCAATAGCTGCAGCATACTGGGATTTCTGGCTGTCTGTTAATCTAGAGAACTTTTCTCTCAATTCCGCCATCGTCTGTCTCATTGGCTTCATGGATCCATCAGCTTTTGTTGTGCTGATACCCAAAGCACTCAATGCTGCCGCTGCATCTTTTGGCGGTTTTACAAGTCGTGTCAGGATAGATCTTAACTCTGTACCTGCCTGTGATCCCTTGATTCCGGCATTTGCCATCAATCCAACGGCTGTAGCTGTATCTTCGATACTGTACTTCATAGATCCGGCCAGAGGGGCAACATACTTAAATGTTTCTCCCATCATTGCAACATTGGTGTTAGAACTACTCGATGCTTTAGCCAGTACATCTGCAAAATGTCCAGAATCCTTTGCTTTCAATCCGAAAGCGGTCATTGAGTCCGTTACAATGTCGGATACTGTTCCAAGGTCTTCTCCAGATGCTGCAGCTAAGTTCATGACACCGGACAATCCAGAAACCATCTGATTTGTTTTCCACCCTGCCATAGCCATATATTTTAGTGCTGTAGCTGACTCTGTAGCAGAGAACTTCGTTGTAGCTCCCATCTGCTTTGCTTTTGCAGATAGCTTTTTCAGGTCTTTTCCAGATGCTCCGGAGATCGCCTGGACCTCGCTCATTCCTGCTTCAAAAGACTTGCCTACATCGATCGTCTTTTTTGCGGCCGCCACAGATGCAACTCCAATTACTGCTGCAGATTTTTTCATCAATCCGGCCATCTTTGATGTTGCACTCTCTGTACTTGCTACTGTACTTTGATTAGATTCTTCCCAAGACTTTTTTGCGCCATCTGCACTTTCTTTTGCAGTATCCTTTACCTTTTTATGAGACTGCTGCATCTTCGTAGATGCGGATTCTGTTCCTTTTGCTGCTGAATCAGCTCCTTGTTTGGCTGCCTGTCCTGCTTTCGATGCTGAATCCTTTGCACTCTTTTCTACTTGTTTTCCGGTTTTCTCTGCTGACTTAGCAACTTCTTCTACACTCTTTTGTGCCTGATCAGAAGCTTTATCTATCTCCTGTGCTGTACTCTTAGAAGAAGACTCAACTTCTTTCTTAAGATCGTTTAATCCTTTTTCTGCACCAGAATTATCCAGTTTGGTTTCTATTGTAACTGTACCATCTGCCATGTCTTCACCTCGTCAAATAACTAAAATTCTAAAGTTTCTAAGCTATTTGACGTCCTGGGTGCTCAACCTGCAGATCCAAGCTCTCGCCTGTTCGCTTCTCTTATCACAATATTCCTGACAGATCACCGCCATTTAGCAGTATCTGTGTTATCTCATCCTGCCTCTTCTTTTCTTCTTTGCTTATCTCATCCGGAAGTGCATAGATTTTTTGCATCTCCCTTATCCTTTTTCTCTGTTCTTTGTCAAAATTCTTTAACTCTGCCCCGCGATATCCAATGATCTCACAGATTTTGCAATCATCATGCAGGGCACTAAATAATGACATGAACTTCCACCAATGCAAGAAATCAACTTCAAACAGATCAATCTTATAATCCTGCATAAACCCTGCATTGATATAATCAAAATCATATTCAAAGCTGATCACTTTTTTCTTTGTTTTTGTTTTTGATTGTTTATCTTCCTTACCACAGGAATAAAACCACAGCATTTTTTCCATAGCTTCTTCCAGATCATCCGGAACATTATCTTTGTAAAAGAGCTTTAGCGCATCATAATATTTTGCATTTTGAATCGCATCTTTTTCTTCAATATCGATCTCTTTCATCATCTCTGCTGCAAACTTCTTTTGATCATCTGTAACTTTTTTTCCAAAGATAATCCCTTCAACATTCATGATTGTTCTGAAATCAGCATCAATCTTATATGTTTCACTCCCGATATCTACTGACACCGGGAGTTCTCTTCTGATCATTCAGCTCCTAACAACTTAGACAGTTCATTGACTCTCTTTTCATGATCTGCTAACTGTGAATCTCTGATAGAATAAAGCTTCTTAACTGCTTTCGTTCTTTCTGTCAGATCATGTTTAGCAGTAAAGATTTTATCTGCAGAACCTTCTCCAAATACTGCATCAAAAAACCTACTCATGATTTCTGACTCGTTTGCAACGCCTTCTGGACCCATCATTCCATCTTTTACATTCTTTTCTTCGTACTCTCCAAGTTCCTTCCACATCTCTTTGCTTGCATCATTAAACTTCTTCATCATATCTGCATCCAGAAAATTAAATGCAAGCTTCTCTCCATTCCAAATAAACATATATCTTACTCCTTAATTCTAATTCCAATCTTCGCTTCGCTTTCGTTTACTCTGTCGCTGAATCCGGTGTAAATGTCTTTGTCTTTGTATCAAATTTACCCATAACAGGATCTCCTTTGTCGTGAAGTGTTCCCTCAACCTGTAATTCTCCGTCATTATCAGAGAAACTTGAAATTTCAGCAGCTACGGTAAACATACGTGCTTTGAATACTGTCCCAGTGGTATCTCCTTCTACTTTTTCATCCAGATCAACGCGAACAAATTCACGTTCTGCATCTGCTCCTGTTTTTCTCTCTTTACCAATACTGACCAGATCTTTAATGACCTTTTCGCTTGGAATCTGATCGGCTGTAAATCCGTGCTCACCTTCATAACTTGTAATGCTTGATGTGGATGATTTATCATTGATATATTTTTTGCTCGTTGTCTGTGCTCCTGGATCTTCGTTCAACTCTGTAAAACCAGTTCCCATTAATTCAAACGCTTCAGACACCTTTAAATAAGATGCTTCCTGATAACGCTGTTTTACTGTTTTGCTTGCTGTTTCTGCCATTTTATATTCCTCCTAATTTCTGATAATAAATTAATTGGCACTGAATCTGATACTGTGCTTTAGTCGCATCTGCGTTAAACACATAGCCATTTGTCAGTGCCTGTATTTTAATTGCTCTTTTTCCTTTATCCATTTCCGGAAGTTCGTTATTGATTGTGCATCGTTCCAACCAGTCTGAGAAATCTTCGTAAAACTCTGCTACGTCAATATTCTCTGCAACGTCTGCCCCGAAGTACTCACGGCTTGCCAGGACAAAATTAAAACGGCGTTCTGTGTCACCGTTAATATACCGCCTTTTGATTGGCTGTGATGTTACAGATGCTTCAATCGCATAACTTTTTGTATCCTCCGGAAGATGTTCCACGCCCACCAGATCATCGAATGCTGATAATCCTGGATAGTCCTGGATAAATGCTCTCACACTTGCGATCACACTCATTCTGCTTTACCTCCTACAAAATCTGCAACAGACTGAACAATCTGATCTCCATTGTCTGCCCAACATCTTTGATCCCATTCTTTGCCACGAAGTCCATTCCCTTTGTTCTCGTGATATTGCTTTTGTGCATATGGAGTTACAAACTGGATTGAGTCCACATTTTCTATTGCAGTATCTTTTAATACTCCGGTTAAAAATGGAACATATGGATCCATCTTTCTTCGGAACTCTCCGGTAAAAAATCTTTGTGCGGGTCCACCAACTTGAAGACCTCTTGTCTTTAAGATCTGATCGGGCGAAAGTTCGACTTTAACTTGTGTTCCCATATTTAAGCACCTCCGATTCTCCAATGTGGCAAACTTCCTCTCCGGTTATCCGAAAACGATAATACTTTTCCTGTGTGCTGCTGCTTTAAAAATTCTGATTCTTTCTCAAAATCTTCTAACAATCCTTTTCCAAACAGATCTCCGTTATTGATCGTCCAGTATTTTTCTGCTTCTTCTGCAGATAATTCCCGATACTTATCAGCATCAATGTATTCTTTCCCTTCCGTATCTGCAGATAAAGGAATGCGGATCTGATACATATCTGCAGAACTAAGTCCCTGATCGGTAACAGTTGTCTGCTGCTTTGTGTAAAAACTGACACCTTTGATCTGAGTCTTTAAATAAAGCTTTCGTGCTGTCTTTTTATCAACTCCACGATTGTTATAGATCGTCAGATCTGCATTTGTCATCATATGGTCCACACCCCCTGTACAAGAGTCCCGTATGTGCAAGATAAGGATATGCTGCTTTCTTACAACGATGCTCCACAGTGCCTGTTGTTTTGCTCTGACTCGTCACAAAACTTACGCTGTATCCATCGTTGTTCTCACTTGCAATCTCCCTTCCTGCATCATCTTTTCTCATTCCATCCTGATACATCACATCTGCTATCGCACATGTGGCCAAGCTTACCTCTTCTGGAATCTCTGTCATATCATCGACTCTGGAAAAAGTAAGAAACTTCACAAAGATACTCGCCTTTAAGATCATACTAGGGAAAGCTTTCTCCGGTATGATCTCGCCATGAAATGTATTTTCATAAAAATCCCTGTCTGCATATTCCACCATACCGGATCACCGCCTACCCTCTGGAAATGATTCTTGCGATTGGAATTGCTTTGTGATCGATCACTTTCTTATCGGAATTTGTTTTTCCGTTATCAACCAGTGTCCAGTTAGATCCATCAGCAAGTTCTGCATCTGTTGGGGATTTTGCAGCCATAGATTTTCTAGTAAACGAAATTCCGTATGGTGCAAATACTTTTCTCTGTCTCATATACAGAGTATCTTCTCCACCATGTGTTTTTGGATCACGATGCATTTCATATGGCACCTTTGCGCCGATATCTTCATAGTCAAAAGCCCCATCACCTAATACATAAGTTGTATATTTTGTGTAAGCTTCCTGTGCTGCAACATAACCAGACTCTCCCTTTGTTCCACTTTCTTCTACTGCAGCAACTTCTTCTGCTGGCATGGAATCATCGATCAGAACCAGACGACCATTCCATGTCGCAAGAGTTAAGTCTCTTTCAACTCCATTTGCATCTGTCTGTGTCATGTATTTTAACAGCTTCAGATTTTCAAGGTTTGTTGCTACCGCACTGTGCATGATCGCGATCGTAAACTTAGACTTATTATCTCCTGCTGCTTTCTGTAAAGCTGTATTTAACGTGTCAGCCTGTACAACGTTCTTTACGTTTCCATCTTTGTCAGTTGCTGTTACTTCTGTGATATCAGATGTATGTTTATCAACAAAGACTTTGTTTTCTTTTCCGGTCATTGCAAAGACACCATCCAGAATCTTTACTAATGTTGTCTGATCAAGATCAGCTTTGTAATCATTGACCTGTGCTGCAACATTGTCCATAAAACTTACACCACCTGTAACATCTTCTGAAAAGTCTCGCTCAGTCCATCCTTTCATACGACCAACTACAACAACACCTCTTTCAAATGTGTCTGTGTTTTCAGACTTAAGATCTGTCTCACCATCATAGTTCTGTGCTGCTCCACCGATCAGACCATGCATTGGCAATACTGCATATACTGTTCCTGTCTGAGAACTGAACGTGTTTTTGATATCCTGATTACCTTTTAGGGCTCTGGACTTGATCAGCTCGTTCTTTTTTAAATTTGGAATCCTCTCTGTGTAGGCACCGAATGCCTGAGGATTGAATGATTTAGAATCAAATTTTTCTCCTGCCATTTTTTACTCCTTTATTTAAATCTCTGCTCCGGGATTCTGTTCCATATAGTCACAGAGTTCCGAATATGTCATTTCACTTGGTTTCTTTCCACCAATACCGCCAGAACCACCATTTGTTCCTTTAACGATCGTTGGTGCAGGTTCATCACTTTCGAACAAAAAGCCGTTTTCTTCCTTGATCTGTGACAGCTGTTCATCTAAACCGATGATCTTTCCATCGTTTAATTTCAGTCCATCCATATCAAGTAATGCCTTGACCGCTTTGCTATTTCTAGCTCTCGCTCCTGTCAATGCTGCAGATAATGCATAATCAAATTTCAATTCTGAAATCTGGGCATCTGCATCACTCTTTGCTTTCTCAGCTTTCTCTTTCCAGTCATCTGCTGCCTGCTTGATGCCGTCAATGTCCATGTCCCTAAACTTCTGAATTTCTTCATTTGCATCGTTTACCTGAGTTTCAAGACTTTCTGATTTCAGCTTGTAGCTGTCTCGCTCCTGAGTGATCTTTTCTGATTTCTTCTGTTCTGCTGCGATGTCTTTCCCGTTTTCGGCCATGATCTTATCGATCACTTCCTGGGTAAGTCCTAGCTCTTTTAAAAATTCTGTTTTCATGTTGCTCGTTCTCCTTTCGTATTAGGTTGTTTTAGGCGTGTAACCGACCGCCACGAACCGACTGTTTAAGGTCTGATCAGCTGACCAATGTTATTTCTTTGCATAAAAATAACACCCAGATCTCTCTGCGTGTCTTCTGCAGCTTAACCCTGCTGCCGGGAGATATTTGGATTACCGTCCTTTCTATTCTGTTGACTTCATGTTTCGCTGCTCCTTTCTTAAAATTTCGTATAAAAATACCACCTGACGTCGATCAGATGGTACATATTTATAAACCTGGTGTTATATCCTTGATTCCTTTTACGGCATTATATACTTTCTTCATCATTGAATTTTCCTGCAGATACTCAAGACCCTTTAACGTAATTCTGACATCGCTTGCATTAATCCTTGTTGCTCCTGTGATATCACGTTTTATACTTACACCCTTAATATATCCGACATCAACCATCATCTCTATATATCGTGCCCAACGTTCTTCAGAAACTCCTAATGCTTCTGATCCAACATCGTTGATATCAAATTCTGGATAATCCATTGCTTTTTCCAATGCTGATAAGATTTTATATACTGCTTTAAAGTTATCCATTGTTCTCACCCTTTGCTTTTTCTACTTTATCTTTTATCAACTGATACCACCCATTATTTTCGTTATCAAAATATGGGCAATTATAATCTTTTGCTTTTAAATGTTTGCTTGGTATCTTACCATACACTTTACATAAAGTTTCGTAACCTTTTTCATCAAAATCTGCTTTTCTGCATGCATGGCATATTGGTATAGGACTTGTCACTTTTGCCATTCCAGGAAAGTCATCAAAACTCGGACCTATTTCCATTTCTTGTTTCACACCATTTTCATCATAATAATATCCTATTCCACTCATAAAACAGCCTCCGCTTTGATATAGTATCTGTCCTTTTCTTTATTTACACTTTTTATTTTATACTGAAATCCTCGTTTAAACAACACTTCTTCTTGATTTTTGTATTTTTCAGTTGCGACATCTTTTATATATAAACAGCCTTTATACCCTTTAGGGATCTCAATTTCAAGATGAACATTTCTCCCCTGATACATTATGTCATGAAAAGATGTAGATGTATAACCTTTATTCGTTAAGGTCATTCCATTCATTCTTTTTATATCCTCTTCGGAATATTGAAAACCTTTTGGAAATGCATTTAAATATTCTGGAATCGTATCACGATGAACTACCATTTTATGTTCTGCAGTACCTTTACTTAATGCAGAATCCAACAGATCCATAAATCCTTTTTCCTGATCAATTCTTTGCTGTTTTCCAGAATATATTGCACTGTTCACTCGGTTCGCTGCATTACCAGTATATCGCCAGATTGCCTTCTTTTCTTCTTCTGCCAGTTTTTCTAACTGTTTAGACATTTGATTCTTAAAGATATTCTTTCGATCTTGCCATACAGCCTTCTGTGCTACACTTCGGTTGAATCCAACGATATCTCCTGCTTTGTTCTTCACCGCATGGATCTGAACTCTTGCAGACTCATATCGCCTTCCTGTTTCTTTGCAGAAAACTTTTAATGCTGCTTCCTGTTTCTTTAATCTCACAGATTCTTCATTAAACCGATTCTGTAAAGTATTTTTTAAATCATCTTTCGCTTCACTGATCGCTGAATTATATCCAGCAAGTTTCCTCTTTGTCTCTCTGATCTGTCGTTCATGACCTCTCTGCATCTGACCCGCTTCATACTCTGTAAATTGCTTTCCATTGTATTCAACATTCTTTGCAGAATAATCATCTAACATCTCTTGCGTATATGCTAGCGTCGATATTCCTGGGAAAAATGCATGGAAGTTATGGCGGCAATTCCAACCACATAAACCTGGCCCTGTTCCATATCCTGTTGCTTCATAGAAGTTTTCATACTTCGGATCAGTCCCAGATAAACAAAAGACCTTCCCTTGCCATACGGCATGTTCCGGTCTTGCTCCTTCATGTGCAGTTGTTTCAACATAATCACAATTCTGATCTTTTGCGTATTGCAAGTTCATTTCTGCTGCAGTCTGGTTTACTCCGGTAAGTACAGCTCTTCTTACTGCGACATCTAATTTATCGACATGCTGTGACGGATATAAGACTTCTGTTCCCTGCACTGCTGCCTCTTTGATCGCATCTGCAATGGCTTTGTCATAACTAAACGCTCCGGTACTTACTTTCATCTGTGCCTTATTGCATGCCTGGATAAAAGCAGATTGTGTTTTAACAGCTGTTGTCATTGTCAGGTTATCTAATTCCTGGCATGTCTTTCTGACGTTTGCCTGCAGAATCCTTTGCATACCATTTGACTGTTCAAGTTTAACAATGGCTTCTTTCCCTGCCTGTTTGTAATAGACAGCTTCATTTTTTAAGTTTCTGACTCCTGCTTCCTGGTACATCCGCTCAACTTCTCGATTCTGGTACCCCGATACCTGACTTACTCGCTTGATCGTATCTTTATAAACAAGACCTGCATTCTGTAAAACTTCAGCCTGATGTTTTGTTGACTCTGATACATTTCCCATCTTTACGATTCTTTTTGCCATATCAGATATGATCGCTATTGTCAGAGTGTCAATGATGCCAAGTAACTGATCGGAGAACTTTTCCAAATACTTCGGATCAAGCATCTGTGATCACCTACTCTTCCTGGATGGTAAAACGATCATCCTGTACCGGCATCATTTTCAATGCTTCTTCCTCAGATACGCCATACTTGGCCGCAATGTATATTTCTTTTCGGATCAGTCCTGCTGTTGCATCCTGCTGCATACTCTGCAGTTCCTGTTCTTTGTCGATCACAATCGAATCATCCCAGTCAAAACTGACCTCATACTTCTTACCGCCATTTAGATTTGAAAGTTGTGCGATCACATCCATTGCATAGATCAATTGTTCTAATGCTTTCTGCAAAGCTTTTTGAATATCAGATACTGTGCTGTATGATCGTTGTTTACTTGTCTTAATCTCTTCTGCAGTCTTATCAACTGTGTTCAGATCGCTCAGAGTTCCATATGCCAATCCAGAATTAAACTCTACCCTACGAAGAATCGCATTAAATCCATTGATAAGGCTCTTATCACGGATCGGCGGTGCAAATACCTTGTACTGCTCCTTATCATCGTCAAAATCCATCATTCGGAAAAGTCTTTCTTTTCCTTTTGGAAGGTCAAATTCTCCGTTTTCTTTTCGCTTAAATAAGCTAACGTCTCCATCAATTGCTAATTCAGATCCCTCAAATTCCCATAATATCCTCGTCCATTGATAATCCGCTTCTTTGATGTCATCTACCGCTCTGGAATATACAGATACTCCCAACGGAGATGAATCATCAACGTTATTTGCATTCGGAATCTTGAAATATGCAAATAACGGCTTCTTCACATTTATGATTGTGACAGTTTCTTCAAGATCGGCCCACTCCGGTACAGCACTAAGCGGTACTTCTTTTCCTAACACCTCAACGTTATCAAGGTCCTGCCTTACAAAAGCTTTGTTGATAATGTAGTATGTAGCCGTCTTTTCATCGTGTCGATGATATTCCAGTCTTGTATATACCTGTTTTCCTATCGTGACAGTTTCCATAAATACTGCTGCAATAACTTCTCCTCTGGAATTAAATTTTACAGGAAAGAACCGATCGGCCTGAACCATGTCCACTTCTATATGCCCATCCGACACGTAAGGCTTCATTGCAAGTCCACCCTTTGCACAGGCATATTCCGTATAGGTTCGTATATTATCAATCACAGTTTGGTATTCATCGTTGAGAAACTTATTCCCTGTGATCTCTGTTTTTAATTCCAGTGTGACAAGCCTTGCAAATTCTCCGGCAATAGCTGCAGGTAATCCGCAAAGTTTCAGTTCTTTTCTTTTCCACGGCGGTTGATTTTTATACATCTTCGACCAGAGATCAATTTCTCTTGCCATCTTGTCTGATACGGCAACATCAACTCCGATCGCATCCCTGATATTTTCTTTTCCAAGCATTTTTCTTATCACCTGCCTTATTCGCTCAATAATTTCTTTTATCATTTATATCAACTCCATTTTCGTTCACGTCGCACAATTGTGTAAGCGAAATATCTTACCGCATCCATGCAATGATCATGCTGCTTAATTGGTTTATCTTCTCCACGTTCCAATGCCTTGTCATCCCAGATATAAGAACCGAACTCTTTGATTGTTTCTTTACAACATTCAGAGAACTGTAATACACTTAGATTTAACAGATTTCCGACAAATCGAATACCATCAAGTACATCATTCTTTGCTTTCTTAACCTTAAATCCTCGTTTCTTAAGTTCTGCGATAAAGGATGCGGCTGCCGGATCGACAATGATTGATTCAACATTGATTCCTTCCAGGAACTCTTCCATGTCATCTGCATACTCTCCATCGGTCTTCTGCGTGGTCTCATCTCGGCCAGAATAGTAATATTCTTTTGTAGCAACCCACTGTCCCTTGTGATTCTTTTCCCACAGAAGATATACTGTCGCATTCTGTGTACCATAATCGACACTGACGTATTTACTGCCTACTACTGATTGCTGGTCTTTTACAACATGCTTTTCTGTATTGAACATATCGTAAATAATTCCCTCGGCTACGGCCCACAGACCTAGGATATAGCGCTTGTAAAACACTCCGGTATACATCGCCCGATATCTTGCTTTAATTCGCTCAGATAGACTCAGATTGTCGTCCATTGTGAAATGTAGATAGACAAGTTTCTTTTCATCTGCACGATCAATCCAATTAGTCTTAAACCAGTGATAAGGTCCATCTGGGTTACAGTTAAACCAATATTTTGATCCATCAACGGAACAACGTCCTGTTGCCTGGTTGACAAAAGATTCAGGCATCAATGCAACTTCATCAAAAAAGACTCCTGCTAAAGTAATACCCTGTATCAAATCCTGTGATCGCTCGTCTTTTCCACCGAAGATATAGAAATAGTTCTCTTTGCCACCTCTTCGGATAACAACTAAGTTATCAGCTCTGTGATCTTCAACGTGGTATCCTCGACTCTTAAGCATAAGCTTTAACCAAAAAAGTACGTTTCTCTGGAAAGAACCGATCGTTTTCCCACACATACCGAAGTTTTGGCCGTTGAATGTTTCCATTGCCCACATTGCAAAAGATAAGCACATAGAAACTGTCTTTCCCGATCGGATTGCTCCATCTGCTATGATTCCATCCTGATCATGTACTGGAGAATTTGGCAGCCACCAGGTAAGTATCTTTTTCTGCTTCTTAGAGAACGGCCGAAACTTAAAGACAGCTTTCTTTATTCTTCTTCCCATACATCTGCCACCTCACCTTTTAAGGCTTCGATGAATCCATCGTCTTCTGTCTCTTCTTCGGATGTTCCGGACATGATCGCTGTCTTAGCTCTGATCTGCTCAATCTTAGCTTTCTGTTCAACTGTAGCAATATCCATATGATCTGCAAGCCATTGTAAAGCTTTCATCTTATCAACCAGCTTAATACTCGCTCCGTCTTTTCCTTGCTTCACTTCCATAATCAACGTTCCATCAACATCTTCAGATTGTTTGAATTTCACAGTATTGACTTCTTTTTCGAGAACTTCTTTTTTTCCAGTTTCTTTGTTTTCTACCATTACTGGACCAAAAGCACCCATAACTTGAATATTTTCTCGCCCAAACGATACATAATCTGTCACATCTGCAAACGCAATATCCATGTACTTTTGAAAGATATCTTCCTGCTTTAACAGTTCCCTGTTCATATGATTCTGCTTTAGCTGTTCAATCTCTTTTCTGATCACTGGATTCTTCATAAGCCTGCTTCCTAATACGGCAGCAGATGCATAAGTACATCCTGGATAAGCTTTCATGTAAGCTTTCGTATAATTAAACATTCTGGATTGGTACAAACAAAAAAGCTGCTGCTGATCGGTAAGTTCATCGTTGATCACGACCTGACTTACATCCTCCGCAACGGCTTCTTTTTTGTGTGCACCCTTTTTATTTTGTGTGCACCCCTTTTGGATGCATCCTGTCTTTTTGTTCCTCGACCATGCGTATCGTTTCTTCCACGATTTCACAGTATTTATCGAAACTTCATACTTGGCAGCAATGTCTTTATACTTCATTCCGGCCACGTAATCGGATTCTGCCAATATGTAGTTTTTTTCTTCATTCACACATTACCGCCCTCCTTCTTCAGGTACTCGCATAGTCTTTCACATTTCTGAGCATCACTGCATCGAATTGTTGTATCCACTTTACAACCAGTCCCTACATATCCTCTGCTCATAACCTGTGTTTCTGGTTTGAGCTCTTCACAGTTCTGGCAGTAATCTTCTGCTTGTAATCTGATCATATGTTTTCCCTCCTATATTTCAAATGGACCACCAGGGACTCGAACCCTGGACCGATCGGTTATGAGCCGACTGCTCTGACCTGCTGAGCTAGAGGTCCTTAAATTTATGCACGAAAAAAGCACCCGAAGGTGCTTAATTCAATATATTTTGAGATTTGATTAACCTTTTGTTGTACGCGCAACTCCTAATATATTAGAAATTGCATCTTGTAATACTCGTGAATAATTAATTCCCGCTTTATCGGCTTCTACACTCATCCAATATGGAATTGTACAGTTTTTCTTAACTGCTTTATTATCCACTCTCTTTCTGTACTCTGTAAAGTCTACATCTACAAGTGTTACTGTGTCTCCTGCTTCTACATTTTGAGCTTTTGAATTTGGTTCTGGAAGACTTTTTTTCTCATCTTCCATATCAATCCCCATCAATCCAATAGCATCTCTGGCCATTTCCATAGCCTCTGCTATTGTATCGCCTTCTGTAGCGATATCAAAATCAGGGATTTCTACATAATACCCTTCTTGATCCGGTTTTAAAATAACCGGATACGCTACTTTCTTTGCCATGTTTCCGTTCCTCCTAAAATCTTGCCGTTTGATCCTTTTTTCATTTTTGTTTTTCATGAATCCACCAAGTCTGGGGCTTAAAGCCCCAGTTTCTTGATAATAGATTTAGCTAATCGCTCCTTAATCTCTGGATGTCTTGGAATTGGCTCAATTCTGTTACCATCTGTATATAGATCATGGTTCCCACCATTCCGTTTTAAATACCATCCATTTTTTTCAAGGAGTTTAATCAAATCTCTTCTCTTCATGAAAAACTCTCCTTTTTTTAATTTATATGTTCATTATACGTACAAAATGCGTATAAGTCAATAATTTTATGCGTATTTTGTACGTATTTTTATTAGCAAGAAAAAGGAACATTTATGAAGTATCGCTTCATCTAATCGCTCTAGCCTATATATTAGCCTATTTTTTGCGAACGTGACCGAACATTTTCTAATTTTCTTGAAAAAATCTTGTATTTCTCATTCTGCAGCTGTCTTCTGTATAAGCTACTCGCCTTTTAGGGTGTAACTGATTCATCTTATGTGCTACCTGCAGCCACGTCATGCCATCAATGTAATAAAATCTAAACATCATTCTTAGTTCGCTCTTCTCAATGCTATTTATGTACTCTTCTACCTGATTCATAAGTTCCAAGAGCTCGTTTTCTTTCTCAATCAGCATTGCTTTTCGTTTATTAAGCAGCAGCTTCTTTCGTCTTAACTCTGGTACTGGCATACCCTCCACTACAAAATGCTGGATTCCACCCATGCCGCCGCTTACTGTGTCTTTTACAGTTCCTTCTTCCTCAATCCTGCTGATCTGCTTCTCTGTCTGTAGGATTCGTTTTCTTATATCTTTTACTTCTTCAATCATGTCTGCGTATTGGATCAGTACGTTCTTGTCCACGTTCTCCCCTCCTGTTACGATTTATTATCTGCTGCCTTATCCGATCTGTCATCTCCTGGTACTCTTGCTTGTATTGCGCCCGATCGGCACAAATGCCCATGCAGATTATCTCTGCACAGGCTTTGCATGGATCTACCATATCTTTCTTCCACCTTTTTGCTTCATCAGGTTTCTTTTGTAAAACTTCCCTTTGGTTGTCGAATAGTATTTGTCTTTATCTTCTTTTTTCTTTTGTCTTATTGCCTGCATACTTAACTTCCATGCAGTAAATTCAGTGCATTTTCTTCGACATTCAACTCGCTTTTCTCTTTCTTTGCCATGATCACACTTGAAACATGGACAATCTTGATATCCCATTTATGTATCACTCCTTATAATTTGTTCAGTGGACATTCTTCATCGCATATCCTTTTATATTTTTCATAATCATTCGGCGTTGTTCTTGGATATACGCAATAACCATCGCACATCTCAGTTCTAACTTCTTCCAGAATGTCCGTTACTGTCTTCACTCTCTTATGATCTTCTTTCACGACACCTGTAAGATTCTCTGTTATTGTCATAACTCATCCCTCTCTTTCGCTGCAGCACAGAGTGACATCACTGCCACTCCTGCAACTGCTCCGATAAATAATCCACTTATAAATCCAATAATCATAGATTAACCCTCCATTATATTTTCAAACCTGTATTTTTGCTTTGCATCAGGATATTTTTCGTGATCTACTTCACTCATAAACATTTCTAATGGTCTTGCATAGATTCTTTGCATTTCTTTTGTAGCAGCATATACTACAAGCAATTCATTTGTCTCTGTATGGCGAGCAACATTAAGGACAACATATAAGTTCCCTTTAAAGTGTTTGTACACTTCGTAAGGTTTCGGCATGTGTCTTCCATTTAACATTTTTGCCACTACCTCTATTTTTTCTCTTGTATTTTCCATATTCTCTGGTCTCCTTTCTCGCATACTGTTAGTCGCTCCACATATTTAATAAGCCGTCAATGTCTCTTTCTAATTCGTAATAATCATCTTCGATTTTGCTTCTTAAAATTTCATATAAAGCATTTATACTTGTTAAACACAACATATTTTCTTGATATATTACATAATTTGGTGTTATTCCATCATCTTTGTACAGACAATCAAATGCGATAACGTATATTTCATCTACCTCATTTATATCTATACATTCTTTTGATTCCTCTTTGTCTCTATATACTTTTCTAAAAATCTTTTCATAAAATCTTACTAAGATTGCTACTACCTCTTCGTCGTTTATACAATTATCGCTGATTCTTTCTGGATGGCTCATAATTGTATAAATAGCTGCCTTTTTGCATGCGTCCTTGAATTGTGCCTTTGTAATCATATTCTCTTCTCCTTCCAGCTGATACATCAACTGTTGTATTGTTCTATTAGTTGATGTATTAGTTGATATATTAGTTGTTCCTTAACTTTCTTTAACAATTGCTGATCTTGATGACTCTCTGCCCTCTGTCATACTGATTAAGTATCTGTTCTAATACGTTTTCAGCTTCTTCTCTTGTCTTGCATCTCTTAACAGTTTCAGATGTTTGTTCTGTCATCTCACATTCGACACTGTACTCCTTTTCTCCTATCTTGTATTGATGTTCACAAATCCATATACTTCTGACATATTGCATATTTACAATCGTTTTATCTTCGACTTGTATTAACATAGATCTCCATTATCTCCTTTCCTTTTCACACCAGACACATCCCTTATCGCACTTGATCCGAACCTTTAACTTCTGTTGCTTGTCCGGACATAATCTCATCTCTCTGATTGGCTTATTGGTGATCTCACAGATGTAACCTTCAAATTCTTTCTTGTTTACCATTATTTTCTCCTCCATGCCATCACTACATCGTTCTTTCTAAGATCTAATTTAATGTTGTTTTCTTCTCTGACCTGCTCGATCATATCGATCCATGTCACATTTCCTGTTTCTAAACACTCTGTTTTGTCATTGAATCTTTTTTTGAATCGATCTAATCTCTTAGTTCCGAAATCAAATTCATCTTTCAAGACTATAAGACTCATGATCAACACAGTATCTAAAATCTGTAGTGTTGCATCTCTAAAATCCTGATCAAGTTCTCTTGGATCTATTAGTGTTCGAAGCCCTGCAAGATTTCTCTGTCTTGTTACTCTCTGTAGCTCTTCTAATCCTTTTTCTTTTGCTATTTTGTCACAGAACGCAATTCCTTCATTTCTGCCCTGCATGATATAATCTTGTTTACTCATACTATCTACCTATCTCAGACAGCTTAACTTTCTACCTGAAACAGCATTTATACTGATCACATTTCTATAATTTCTTGCCCGATCATATAAACTGCCGTGATTCTTCTCCTGTGATTTGAAAAATTGTAATACCAAATCTAGTTTGTGAAAAATAAAAATACAAAAAACCTGAAAAATATGTTTACGTTTGCTTGCTTCGTTAATAGTTACTCGAAAAATCTTAATCAGATAGAAAGTTAAGCTGTCTGATCATACTCCTTTACTTATGATATCCGGAACAATTGCCTACATAATGCCACTGCAAACTTTCGTGTTTTGTCTCGCCCCCCCCTGTTAACTCAGGGTAGAAACGCTTATACCACTTCATCAATGTCTTATGATCGATGCCTGATGTTCTGCTGATCTCATTTGTGGACATACCATGTTGGATCCATAACTGTACAACACGTCTTTTAAATCCTTTGCTGTAATCTGCCATCAGTTCTCCTTTCTGCCCACTGCCTTAAGCAGCAGGCTCATGGCTTATACATTGGCTTGTTTCTTATGCATGTTAATAGTTACTGTGGTATATAATTCAGTCCATCCGGCTGATCTCTGTCCGCATGTGATCATCTTTTTACGTCCTGTCGCTTAAGATCATCCCGAAACCCACAACTACCACGACTATTACTACGACTTTTTAACAACAATCTTTGGTTGTTGGTTGCTACGGACAGAGATCAACCGGATGCCTTTATTTACTTAGCTTGCAGCAAGTAACTTATTAATAAAATACTGCTGCCCTTTACCAGTGACCTTTGTAGTCTTACTGATTTTTGTTGATCCGTTTGGATTGTTGATTACCGTTTCTTTGATTTCAAACAGATCCATATCCATCGCTTTCTGTGTTGGCATATTCCAGTCTGATCCTTTTCTCTTGATCAGATATCCATTATTTCTCAGCCATTCAAACAGTTTATTCTGCCCTGTCTGAACTCCATTCTGTCTAAGAATCTTGGCCAGTTCTCCGATTAGGATAGATGTGTCACTTGCTGTTACTGCATCTGCAAAAATTTCTTTTGGTTTCATTCTTTCATTGTCTTCAATTAAAATTACATTATCAGATTTTAATTTATCAATTGTCTTATCTGCCATCTTCAAAGCTCTTGCAAATACTTGCTCTGGACTATTCCAAGCTCTTTCAAGATTAATAAGATAATCCCTAACTTCTTTTCCTTTTTCTGTCCTAGACATCATAGCCAAATGTTTTGCCATTATCATTGTTATTTGATAATCTTCTAGTTCCCTAACAGCTCCATTATTAACAACTGTATTTGATGTACATTTGTTATAATCCTCACCTTCAACAAATAGTCTCTTATTATTTTCAAACCATCTGCTAAATCTGGATTGAATGTTCAATGCTTTATGCAAATCTCTTGCTGAAACTGTTGGTTCTTCTGTTTCATAGTTAACAGGAATCAAATTATCCATACGTTATGTCACCTCCTAATTGTTTCTTTAATAACTGTCTTTCCAGATTCTCATAATCACGATCTGCTACTTCTCTTTGGGTAAAATTGTGTATAGTTTCTTCTTTCTTTGGCTTCGGTGTTGATTTCTTCCGTTTCTTTGATGTAGGGAAGAAGCTCTTATAACCTCCACCAAATGCTTTTCTTACAATACCCAACTTATCAGAATCGTTCTCAGCCAGAGAATCAAGTTCTTCTTTCAAGGCATTGATCTGTTCTGCAGATAATGTTGGTCCAGTATGATTCCTCATATCAAGGTAAAGACAGAACTCTCTGTTCAGATCTGGATTGCTATAATATATATTTTTATTTACTTTACTTTCCTTTTGTCGTTTTTCTGTTGCAGAAATATCTTTTTCTGTTGCAGAAATGCTTGTTTCTGTTACGGAAATGCTATTTTGTGGTGCATTTAATAAAGGTTGACCGTTTTCATCAATCAACCAGTATTTACTTCTATCGACTTTGTTCCTAACAGTCACTTCTTTATAGCGTCGCTGAACTCCAACAGAGGTAATAACATTTTGATTCAGGAGGTCTTGATCGAAAAGACCTATCTCCGCACAATAATGAATTACTTGTAACACAAAGTCCTTTTTCTTTACCCAGCGGTTACCAATGGTTTTGATTATTTTTACCGCTAACTGCTCCATTTTAGGCACTTCCAGGTAATATCCTTCATGATAAATCATGCATAGAACAACATCATAGATGGTCTGCCCTAATGGACCATACTCGTTCATCAGATCCATGATGTTAAAATCGTCGTAATAATCGACATCTTTAGGAAAGTAATCTAGTCCTGTTTTGGGTTTACGGCCCATTAGAACACCGCCTTTCCTCTATAATATTTCTTCTATCTCTACTTCAACTCGTGGGTTCTCTGCATAATGCTTTTCCATATGCAGCGTTACAACCTGCGTATCATCCCTGTATGCTAATTTATTCAACGCATCCAGAATGCTTTTTGCAATGTTATCAATGTCTGGTTTCTTCGTTGGAAACATAAGGTCTTCCAACATCTGTTGTTTCTTTTTCTTGCTTGTACTCTTAACGATCGGATAATAAGCTATGATCGTTACTTTTAAGGGCTGTCCGTCATTAAAAATGATGTTGTTTGATTCCTGCCTGTAACAGCACTTGATCAGATTCTCATACAACATAGTACCTTCTGGCGTATATGAGAAAGTTCCACCTTTTTTACTACGGACAGTTCTTGCCCTGGCTTTTCCTTTCGGTTCACCAGGGACTGTAAATCTAACTGTCTCCATAACTGTTACCCGATGATCGTGATCACTTTTAACAGTTCTTCCGGTAAATTCTCTGTTAAATATTTCTTGATAGCATCTACAGCTTCATACTTCCAGAGACCACCATCAGCTTCTACCAATTTAAACATTGGCTGCCCATCAGAACCTTCTCTGATTCGAAAGATAAACTTGCTTTCTGGCTGTTCTACTTCCAGGAAGGTACGATATGGGCGAAGTGTTACTGGATTTGGTACGATCACATCTTCTTTTCCTGCAATACCTTTTGTGATCGTAGCTTTCTGGCTGACTCCATCATCTCCATAGTTGGCCACTGTTTTATTTTCTACGTTTCCAGCAACTGAAAGAATCAGTTCTGTTTCATCACTCTGTTTAAAGGCAGTCTGCATATTAATTACAAACGCTTCCTGATCATAGTAATGATCGAAATCAAAACCATTTGGATTTGTACCTACGCGGAATAATTCTTCTCGATTTCTTTCATTTGTAAGACCAGATAGTAATCTTACTTTTGTTGGAGATTCTACATGAATGATCATAGATTCTCTTAACTCTTCACTCTTTCCACTGATATAATCGATCAGAGAATTAAGACTTGTAGCTGTCAATGGTTCTGCAAACTCTTCTCTGTCATATCGTGACATAGATTTATCGCAATAAGTCTTTCCTGCGATTTTTACAACGTGTGGCTCTCTTGCACTGTCTGTCAATTCTTCGATCTTTTCGATTGCTTCTCTTAAAAATGTATTATCCATTGTTATGTATCCTCCTGTTTTATGCCTGTTTTGCTTTTCTTAAATCAATCACTTTGTTGCTTGGTTCGTAGATCTCTCCAGTATCCGGATCAAAAGCTTTCGGTGTTTCATCTTCTTCCTGGTCGATCACATCATCAACATTCATCTGACCAGGAATCTGGTTAAAGATTTCAACCGCTTCAACCTCTCCGGTGCGAAGATCTCTGCCCATACTCAGTGCTGTTGTAGCTCCAAGTTCTGGTGCAAGACTTAACTTTGTTTCTACCGTAGTTGCCACAAAGTTTCTTTCATCGTTTGGCCGGAAACTGATTGATACATTGATCTTTCTGACCTTCTGCGCATCAGTGTTCGGATCCTGAACATTTTCAGTGATCTTTTCTAATGCCTTATTAAGCTGTACTGAAAGTTTCCCTCCTGCAAACTGTTCTAAGTTAATATGTTTCATCGTGTTGCTCCTTTCTTTTATTTAAAGAACTGCTGTGGTTCTTCTTTTGTTGTTTCTTCCTGTAGTTCCTGTTTTTCTGGTTCAGGTGTTTCCTCTGCCGTTTCCTGCAGATCCTGATCTGCTACAATATTTTCTTCTGAAACTGTATCTACATAATCTTTTGTTCCATCTTCATGGATCACCGCCATATCAGATTCCATTGCATTCTGCATATCAATGCTCATGATTCCCCATTTACTGATCAGCTGGCGAAGCATTGTCTTATAAGCCATTCCATCAAAATCTTTCTCCCAGAATGTATATCCTTTTTTTGCTGCATACCCTTTGGAATACTTTAATGCATGTGCTTCCATTTTCTTTTTGGACCAGTACATAGCTTTTCGGAAACCGTTTGTATATTCAAACATTGCATAGTATCCGATTGTCTTTGCTTCTTCCCTTGCTTCTTCATCATCGATCAGATTTACCTCGATTTCTTCATTCAGTGGATCAAATCGAACCAGTTCCCCTTCCTTGATTGCCAAAACGTTTAGTTTTTTATACTGTCCTGAACGGATTGCTAACTGAATGTATCCTTTATAACCAAGCTGAAACTGTGCTTCTTTGCATCCCTTTTTGTTATTTTTGAATGGGACCATATAATACTGTCCAAGCTGTGGTGATGGAGAAAGTTTTAAAGACTCTCCAAGTAATGCAGCACTTAAAATTGATTGGTTTGTACACTCCTGTAAATCTGAATTAACCTGTACTGCAGATACAATAGAGGCAATAAAACGATCTCCGTTTTTGCCACCCACTACATTATTGATCTGACGTTTCACAGCATCATTTGTAAGATATGCCGTTAATCCTGTTTTCTGTTGTCTGTTTGCTAAACTGTTTCCAACTGCCATTTTATAATTCCTCCTCTGGATCTATGATTTTAAATTCTTCACATACTTTTTGTACTAGACTGAGTCTTGCGTTAACTTCTTTAAAGTTATGTTCTTTTACAGTACATCGGAATGTGATCGTTGATATTTTTTCTCCTGTATTCACTGGCTCCTGTGCTTTTACTGGCTTTTCTGTGCTTTTACATGCAAATACTACCTTCTTTGCTTCTTCTTGTGATCGTTGTTTTCTTTGTTCCTCTTCCTCTTTTAGTTGTTCTTCATATATTGCTTTCTGCTTTGCTGTCTCTTCTAATTTTTGTTTTTTATTAATCGCTGCAGTGAGATCAAAGTTCTTTAGATACTCTTCTTTCATCTCATAAGCAAAGGAACTCGTGTCTGCATTGATCACAAATAAATCATTGTCAACCTTGTCACGAATTTCTGTGATTTCCTTTGTGATCGATTTAAACGTTGTTGATACATTCAGCCAGGATTCTTTAAAAATTTTGTCAAACGTTACTACATCAGCAAGTCCACCGATTGTTTTTGCATAGATTTCTTTGACCTTTTCAAGTTTTTCCTGTCTTGTTGCTTCTTCATATCCTTTGATCTGCGTATCAATATTTGCAATCGCTTTATTAACAATACCAACCAGTTCTTTCTCTTGTTTCTCGAATGCTGAATATGGTTCTGTAATCTGTTTTTTAATTTCTTTTCGCTTGCTCTCTAAAACTTCCACAAATTTATTAAGATTTGCACGATCTTTTTTGGCATCTTTTACCTGATCTGCTGTATAAACCAGATTCATGTAATCATTCGCTTTTCCCTGGATCTCTGTTTTTAACTCTTCATAGTTCCAGTCAATCTCTTTCAGGAATCCTTCTTCCTGCGGATTGTATATCTTAAATTCCATGTATTTCTCCTTTATTGATTTCTGTTATAAGTGCGCCTTTTTAATCACTTCTTCACGAGTCATATTTAAGATGACTTCAATATGTTCAACAGTCAGGTTATTGCCTTTTAAAATCTCCACAATTTTATTTACAATAGCCTGATTTTCTTTTTTCTTTTCCTGAACCTCTTTCATATATTCATCGTATCGATTCATGACAATTTCTCCTTTTTATATTTCCGGAAGAATCAAGTTCGGCTGCTGCCTTTTTACGACATTCTGCCAGAACTCTTCTTCCGCTTGTCTTAATATCTCGATGTCTTCTTCTGCCTCTGATTGCTCAATGTGATAATCTTTTGTCTCTAATCTGATCTGACTCTGCCACACTGATTTCAGCTGTGCCCTTAGCTCCACAAACTCATATTCGGTAACTAGCAGGTAATGTAGCACCTGTATGTAATAGTTATCTGGAATCTGATCTCTCCATTTTTCACGCTGCATACTTTGTAGGATGTTAGTTGTCTTGATTTCTAAGATTCCTTTGCGACCATCCTGATCGGTTAGTTCTCCATCCAAAGATGCATGTGCCCATTGATATTTTTCGTTTCGGATCATGTTGTCTCCGAAGTATTCGACCTTGTATTCTTGATGATCAAGTGCAAACAGTGATCGAAGTAATGGCTCCGCATCATGTCCATACTTCACATAATCCTTATCTGAAATATCAGGAGCCGTTCGCTGTCCTGTCTTTTCTAAATACAGTTCTGTATTAGTTTTATATGGATTGAGTCCTAATACTGCAGATGCATCAGAACCACCGATTCCATGTCTGGCATTTAGCCAGGAATCAAAGGAATCGAACTGGATCCGTTTGATTCCTTTGCTGATTTCGATTGTTTGCATAGTCCGTCTTCCTTCTTAAGCTTTTGCTCTCACTACTAACGTCTTATATTTCATTCGTAAAGTGTCTCTTGCAAGTTCTGCAGTTTCTTTTTCTTTATCATCCAGATTCTTTTCTAAAGTGTCTGCAATAAATCTAAGAACGCCCACTGTAAGATCACTTGCAATTTCTGGAACCGGATTTACGCAATCACTAATTTCGAACAAAATGGTTTCCAACACTTTTTCTAGTTCATCAGCTGCCTTGTCTGTGCATCCTGCTGTATCTAAAACATGACCTCTTACGATTCCTTCTGTTACTTTCTTCGTTGTTTCACTCTTCATTGTCGCTTCCTCTTCTTTCTTCTAATAATCCCATCAATTTTTCTTTAAGATACCCTGCTTCGATCATACAGTTCGGATTGTCGAGAAACAGCATTGTACTGTAATCAGGTCGCTGTTCTGCACTAAATCCATTTTCCCAGATCTTAACGCTTAGCACTGCGGTGGCTCCATGATATTCAACGTATACGCACGGAACACCTGGCTCTCGCCAATCTATCCAGTCTATAGTTCCATCTGTCATTTCTTGCAGCTGCAGAGATAGATCAAAGATCTCAGTTGCTATTTTTCTGATTTCACTTTTCTGACGATCTGTGTTATACTGATCTTGCTTGTTTAGCAATGTGCCTAATGGAGTTGCCGCTCCGTGGGCACTTTTTTCTTTCTTATTTATCAAATTTCTTCACTCCTTCCTCAAATACTACTGCTGTGATCAAACATACCGCAGCTAACTCTTTAAAGATTCCCATTGCGATCAGCACTGCTGCTGTGCAGATCATCGCTTTTGTTTCTGTGTGCATCTTTATGCTCCTTTCTCATACGCTTATCATTTCAGTCACAAAAAACTTTTTTGCATTTATGAAATATCTATGCGTATTTTCACTTGTCCGGATTGCATATCCCCATGGAAAAGTTCCTTGAATCAGTCCTTTTTCGATTGTTGAAACACCCATTCCCATCAAATACGCAACTTCTTTCGGGGTTAATGTCTCTATTCTCTTTTTAGGAATTACTATCTCTTCAAAGTAATTCTCTGGAAGATCAAATGCTTCTGCAATCTCATTTCTTCTTGCTTTTGTCGGTTCTGAATCTCCAGACATCCATTTGCTAACGGTTGACCTACTCACACCGCAGATCCTGGACAACTCTACTTGGTTGATATTTTGATCTACCATTACTTTTTTAAGCCTGTCCTTGAACACTTTCATCACCTACCTTTCTTCAGATGGCTTAATTCCCTGCCCGACGATTGAGTGCTATTTTTAATTAACCAATTTAGGTAGGATTTCAGGATTCTGTGCATCGGGCAGGGAATTAAGCCATCTGCTATTATTCTGTTGTCTTTCTTTCATATATCTCCTATACTTAATTCACAGGACACTGCCATGTCCGAGTCTTAAGAGAGGAGTATTCTTAATGGAAAATTTGTTATTTAAACTTACCGAATATCAATATGAAATTCTAACGGCAATATTAGAATGTCCTGGGCAAAATCCTGGTGATTTCTTTTTCGATTTTCCGTCTATTGATGGATATGTAGAAATGTTTTTAAATGCAAATCTCGTATCCATAAACGAATCTGATGAAGTTTCTATCACTGAATTAGGCCGCGCTCATTTGGCTGAATTTGAGCTTCAACGAAAAATAGAAAAGGAACGAGAAGCAAAATATCAACAGCAAATAGATGCCATTACATCTATTGCAGAGACCGCCAAACAAAATGCATTATCTGCAGAGGCGGATTCAAAACTCTCTAAAACTATTTCTATTCTTTCTTTGATTGTTGCAACAGCCTCTGTCATGGTAGATATTTTTTTAAAATGATTCCACCAATGCCTAAAATAATTACAGCTATTCCCTGCAATATAACAGCTATTTGCAGGGATGATATTTTTTGTTCCTGGCAACGCTGTTTTTCTTTTTGCTTAGAAATCGCAGAATAGATCGCCCATCTCATTTCTTTACCTGTTACTCCATGCAGAATAGTTTTTAACTCTTCTGATTCTTCTAGCTGTTTTTCTTTTAACTGCTTATCTAGATTACTTTGGATTTCCTCTGCTAATTTTTCATCGGGCTGTATATCTTTCAATACTTTCGTCTTTCTCACCTCCTGGTTATTTAAATCCATTTTAATTGGATTTCTTAGGTAAAAAAATATAGTCAATTGGAATACCATATAATTTACTAAGTTCTCTTCCTTGCGACATTTTCGGTTCAGAAGTCCCTTTTTCCCAGCTAACGATAGTCTGTTTTCCAACATGCATATGTTTTGCGACCTCTTCTTGTGTCATTTCTGCATTAACTCGTGCTGAAGCTAAAGAAATTTGAAATGGTACTGCTTTACCTTCGTTCATCTTTGTCACGTCATCACCGCCTTTCTTTAATTTCTGTATTTATTATAAATCCATTTTAAATGGATGTCAATACTAAAATCAATTTATTTTTGACTTTTAGTTGCAAAAAATCAATTTTTATTGTACTATATTAATAACGAAGTGAGGTGATTTAATGTCAGATGAAAAGCAAAAGAAAATATTCTCTAAAAATCTATCTTTCTATTTAGAGAAATCAGGAAAAAGCCAAAAAGAGGTGGCTAAAGCTATTGGAGTTATTCCACAAACATTTAATACTTGGTGTACGGGACAATCCATTCCTAGAATGGGAAGCGTACAAGCTCTCGCTGATTATTTTGGAATTGGAAAATCTGATTTAATAGAAGAAAAATCCGATCAAGCCATTGAGCTAACTAAGAAAGATGAAAAAGATATCGCAAAACGATTAGAACAAACCCTTGATCAGTTAGAATCCGATCAAGATGGACTGATGTTCTCCGGAGAACCTTTAGATGATGAAACAAGAGAATTATTAAAAGCGAGTCTCCAAAACAGTATAACCATCGCAAAAATAAATGCTAAGCAAAAATTCACACCAAAGAAATACAGAAAATAAAGGAAGTGATTCATTGGATATTCGTAAAAAAACAAACTCACTAAAGAAAAGATATGGTACGGATAATCCTTTTGACATTGCTAAGTATTTAGGGATAAAGGTTATATTTGAACCATTGGGATCCATTAGTGGATACTACAATAAACAGCTTCGTATGAAGCAAATACATATAAATCATGATCTTTCTGATCACGATCAGCTATTTACATGTGCACATGAATTAGGTCATGCAATTATGCATCCTGATGCTAATACTCCATTTTTAAGAAAACGAACTGGACTTCTTGTAAGTAAAATGGAAATCGAAGCAGATAAGTTTGCAACTGAGCTTCTAATTGACGACGAAGTTTTTCTTGAATTTCAAGAATTTACTACCGATCAGATCGCGCATGCACTCGGATATAATGAAGAGTTGATTAAACTAAGATTAAAATAGCGATGACCTACTGCAATAAGCCACCGCTACCTCTAGTGTATAAAATATGTAAACTATACAAATTGATTATAACATATTTTTATATCAGGAGGAAAATTTATGAAAAAAAGATTTATATCATTAGGGATAATATTATCACTAATTTGTATTTTTTTAATTGCTTGTGCATCAAAAAAGGATGATACAGCTGATGATCCATATAAAGATTTCGAGCAAACAGAAAGTTCATATGGGATAAAATATAAAATTCCAAAATCATGGATCGCTGCCGATTCCAACTCAGATGATACATCCCTTTATTATAAGAATGAGCTCGGAGATAATGATGGATTATTGAGTGTAGTTTATCATAAATTCAATGGTAATGTACTGGATTCTAAAAATGTTGAAAAGGTAAAGGATAGTATTAAAAAATCTCAAGATTATAAAGATGATTTAAAAGGCGAATATGCACAAATAAATAGTATTGATGTAGAGAAGTTATATTATAATAAATCTATTGATGGAAAAACTTATAAAAATGAAATGCTCGTATTTCCTGTAAAAAGCGGATATTTTGTAGTTTGTGCAATGAGCTCGCCCGAAAATGATTATTCTTCGGAGTTTGATAAGATCTTTGAATCTATAGAAATCACATCTGCTTATGATACAACTGAAGCAACTACAGAAGAACCAACAACCACAGAGGTTACAACTGAAGCAACTACAGAAAAAACTACAGAGGCTTACGCGCCTACAACGGGAGAAGAAAATGCTCTAAATAAAGCTTTCGACTATCTTGATTATGATGCATTTTCTAAGTCCGGATTAATAAAACAGCTTAAATATGAGGGATTTACAACTAAAGAAGCCAAATATGCTGCAAATAATTGCAACGCTAATTGGAAAGATCAGGCCTACAAAAAAGCAACATCTTATTTAGAAAGTCAATCTTTTTCAAAATCTGGTCTCATAAAACAATTGGAATACGAAGGATTTACCAATAGTCAAGCTAAATACGGAGCAAATAAAGCTTATAAATAACAAAAAACCGCCCAGCTACCAACTGGACGGAATCTCAGAAGTTTATCAACCACTTTGCAGCATATGATATTACTTCTCCCTAGACAAGAGAATTATATCATACATCCTGCAAAAACACAATTTGATAAGGGTGTATTTTTTGTACCCTTTTTTAGGAAAGGAATGATGGTATATGACAAGAAGAAATCCAAACGGATATGGAAGTGTAACTAAATTGAAAGGCAACCGATCACGCCCATACGTTGTAAAAGTTACTACATATGATGAAGACGGACACGGAAGACAGGTCCCAGTGGACTATGCTGCTACTCGTGAAGAAGCAAACATCATTTTGGCCAAGTACAACGACAATCCGTGGAACATTGATCGTAACCGAGTGACGCTTGCAGATTTATATACGAGATGGCTTGAAATAAAAGGTCCCAAACTTGGAACCTCTCGTTTAAGCTCACTCAAATCAGCTTATAAACATTGTCAAAAACTCTACGGAATGAAATACAGACAAATAAAAGCTTATCAAATGCAAGAAACTATAGATAACTGTGAACGCAGTTATGCCACGCAAGCTCATATCAAAGTTCTATGGGGACATTTAGACAGTTTTGCGTTTGAATTAGATATCATAGATAAAATGTATTCACAATTAACGTCTGTAAGTGCCAAGCAGGAAGAGTCAAAACGCGCACCATTTACCGAAAAAGAAGTTGAAGCTCTATGGAAAATATCTGATCAAAAAAATGTTGATATTGTTTTAATCTATATTTATACGGGATTCCGATTAATGGAATTATTAGATATGACATGTGATCAAGTAAACCTAGAAGAACAATACTTTAAAGGTGGAAGTAAATCTGATTCTGGAAAAAACAGAATTGTTCCAATTCATCCTCGTATCATGCCGTTTGTAAAAAAACGGTTAGAGAAAAGTAATGAATATTTTTTAGAAAATGATGAAGGTTCCAAGTTTAAAAAATGGGATTTTTATGAAGAATGGAAGGTTGTTATTGCCTATATAACAAAGAAAAAGAAAACGCCTCATGAGGCAAGGCATACTTTTGAAACATTTTTGGATAATGCAGGCGGTAATAGAAAATGCATTGATATGCTGATGGGACATAAATCTAAAGATATCGGAAACAGAGTTTATAATCATAAAACAGTAAAACAATTAAGAGAGACAATTCTTTTGTTGAAATAATAATTTTATATTCAACAAGTAACAGATTAGTAACAAATAAATGAGAGAATGGCTTAAAATGGACATTCTCTCATGCTACAAAAATATATCCATATAAGTCCGGCAGTTCTGGTGTGCAGTACCAAATCCTGCAAGGTTCCCAGACTTAATACCATCATCAAATCCGACATACGGATAATTGTTGTCACCAATCTGACTGGTAGGACTTCCCTCTTCCACACCGATCATGTTAAAGGAACTCTTCTGAATCTCTACTGGTGTCGGATCGATCCTGACCGGATACTGACGTTCTTCTGCCGAAAGCCAATCCCTATCTGGTTTTACGGTCAGGATTGTTTTTCCATCTTCTTCCCGAAGTTCCAATGTGATCAGGAAACTGATTTCCCCGGCAGCATCTTCCATTGATGGCGTCTCCAGAAGATACTTCGCATCTTTGATTGTCTTCCCTTCCGGATAGATATAGACCTGATTGTCTTTTACTTCTGCCTGATACCCCGGAATCTGCAGCTCGTATTCATAGACTTCCCTGTCTGTTGGCTGCTGAAGTACGATATCTTCCTTAATGCTGGAATCCAGTACTGTATACTGAACATCTGCGCCCTCGTAAACTTCATTATAAAGGATCGCATTGTCTTTAATAACGGAATGTGTATAATCTCCATCTACCGGAATGATCCCGATTCTGGTCTTTCCATTTTCAATCGTTACACCATTCTCTTCTGACATCTGTTCCGGAAGAAGGATAGCATAATCGTTTGCCTTGTTCTGATAAACTTCTGTTTTCTCTTCCTTTTCTTCAGTTGCCACTACACTGCTGGCTTCCTGTGCTTCTTCGGATGCCGGAGTATCTGCTTCTTCTGGTTTTACAAGTGTATTATCAACCAGCTCGGTATCTCCATCCTCATTCTTATAAGTTCCGACATAACCTCCATAAACGGTTGTATACTGCTTGTCCCCTGTCTTATAAGTCTTGGAAATGGCATCATAATCAATCAGTTCACCTTCCGGTTCTTCTGGAATCGGATAGTAATCCTGTGGTTCTTTCAACTCCACTTCTTTTTCCTGCGGATTTTCTTCTGTTTCTTCCGCTGGAGTTGTCTGTTCTTCCTGCGTCTCTGTATCTTCTGATGGCGTCGTTTCATTTTGTACGTCCGCATCAGACTGCTGACTCTTATCTTGTTCTCCAGATGTGGAATCTGTAATCCCTGCTTCCTCTTCCGTCAAAGCCTCTGGTCTGGAGAAATCTGCATTCTTCTGTACATCCTCAATGGCCTCTTTTGCCTGTACAAAAATAGGCTCTGTTCCCTGTAGTGCCATCAGGAGTGCAAGTACTAAGGCTATAGCCGACTTTCGAAATCTCTTCATAGTCTCTTTCTCCCTCTTGTAATCTTTTTCTATAATTCCTTTACAAAATAACCGCTACCCTCCTTTTTTCTGACTTTGGCACTACTATAATCTAAAAAATCACAAAATTTTCATAAATGGTAAAAATGCCCCTTGAGGTGGCAAAAATAGACGAAATCGGTCGAAAAAAATAGTAAGACACCATCGCCTTACTATTTTTCATCTAATTTCATATATAATAATATTTTCACTTGAAAGGATTTCTCCGTATGGCAGATCTCCATCTGACCATGATATTTTTCTACTACGAGTTTCACATTTTGTAATCCTATTCCATGTCCTTCTTTCCTGCTTTTCGTTGTCAGATAAATTCCATTCCGCACTTTTGGTGTATCTTTTATGCTATTCTCAATCTGGATATTCATGATTCCTTTTCCATAATACATCTGAAACGATAATCTCCTTTCATCTGAAGCTGCTGTCCCACGAATAGCATTATCCATAAGATTTCCCACTATTATACTTATATCAAATAATTCTTCCCCTATATGATTCGGTATTTCTACAGAAATCTCCGGATTTTCAATTACTGATTTCGAATCTTCCAAAATATAATTCAGCAGATTATTCATATTACGGTTTTCTGTATATAAATGATGACATAAGGCTGTTCCGGCTATATTCTCCATTTGTTTCAGATACGATAGAATCTCTTCATTTCCTCCCGTTTTTGCCATTGCCCCTATTGTTGTAAGATGGTGCTTGTAATCATGATGTATCTTATTCAGCCTGTCCTGTGATTTCATCATCATCTCCAGTTCTTTTGCATACTGGCTCATCTGAATTTTCATCTCTTCCTGTTTTGCTGTTTCAATATAACTTTTCTGAACCTCATCGTGCAGATAGAAAATAAACACATTGATAAACAGTAAGAATAATACAATCGTAGACCGCACACCTCTTCTGTCTGGCAGCAATATCCTGATACAGACTATAATGCTGATCACCGGGACAGAAAGCATAGCAAGCCAATGACGGTTCTTTATATAATAACTTCTCTTTACACCTACTTTTCTTTCAATAATGACTTCCAGTAAAAAGAATATAAAATTTCCCATTACAATAGTTCCCGGTCCCATGTGATGATGCACCGGATTTCTTGCTACCGCATACCGTTGAAAGAACACGATTGGAATCCCATCACATAAAATTCCCATAATATATACCATAAGTGTATTCCAGACATGATGTTGCCAGTCTGCCTGATATGCCACTGTTATAATTAACAGAGCTATCAGCTCAAAGATCAGATCTCCGTACATCGTTCCCCACTGCATGCTTCCCCAGCATGAAAGCAGATATGCACAAAAATATGCAAATAGCTTTTGTGTATCCTCATTTTTTGGATACAGGATGGTATTGTAACGGAACACAGTATAAATCCAGAATAATTTACTTGTCAGATAAGTGATCAAATGGATATTCATAATCTTTTCTTCTCCGTTTGTAATAGTCTTTCCCTGACCTTCTTGCGATTTGCTTTACTGATACTGAGACGTGTCTTGTCTTTCATAACCACGTTGTCATATTCGTAATGCTCCACGTGTTCCATATTGATGAGATAGGACTTGTGAATCAGTAAGAAATATTCTTCTGTTACATCCGCTACATCCTTTAATTTTCCTCGATATTCATATTCTTTTTCCGATGTCACGATATGTACTCTTTTTCCCAGACTATAAAAATACAGGATCTTGTCATAAGAAATCTTGTGGATTCCTTTTGTATCCGTATATTCAAATATTTTCTTCCGTTCTTTTAACAGTTCCCGTAATTCACCTATCACCCGGAAAAGTTCTTCCTCTCGGATTGGCTTTACAAGAAAATCAAATGGATGAATACGGAATAATTTCATAGCATATTCCTGATATGTTGAAATATAGGTAATCCGCAGTTCTTTTCCATAATTTTTCTTTCGTATCTCCGTTCCGATATCAATTCCATTCTCATGTTCCAGACAAATATCAAGGAATAACATATCGTAGGATTCTTCTTCCAGCCTGTTAAGAAGCTGCTCCGCAGAATAGTATATTTCTATAGATATCTGACAGTCATTCGCTTTCCCATAATGGAGCAGCTTCTGTTCTAACCAATTACATAGGATGATGTCATCATCACAGATTGCAAGTTCTAGCATATTTTCTTACCCTCAGTCTTTCGTAACACGACAAATGGGGAAAAGAATCCCCTTCAATTCTTTTCCCGAATGGACATCACTAATTTTGTGTCATTTTTCCGATGCAACAGCACCACTTCCTTTGCTGTCTTATTTTGTCCTCTATATAATAAACACTTGAACAAGAAAAAACTGTCGCCATTTTATAATTTATTTATATTTTTTATGTTTTATTTATATTTTATCCAAATATTACAGCGATAACTAATAATGTCACCCCCTGCATTATTCTTTTTATTTTTAGCGTCATTTGATAAAACATCAACGTTTTTGATGGCAAAAAGGGAACCTGCAAAACCAGATTCCCTTTAAAATACATGCTCTTCTCTAAAAGGATGATAAATCCACCATCCTCTGCTTATTTTTAAAAACTTTTTCCTTTTTTACAATACTTATAAATATTAAATGGTTTTTCTTTTTTTTCAAATAAAATCCCTGTTGTTTTAATAATTTTTATAAGTTCATCCGACTCCATATCTGTCGTTTTAAATATAAATATTTTCTTTTCATTTGTTATGAAAAAAAAGAAGTTTTTATATAAGAACATTCTATCAATATTTTTAAATTCATAAATTTGATCTTCATCTATTTTAATTGCGTTTTCATCGATATCCACCGTTTCATATCCTGATCTACCCCAGACAAATTCATGAACATTTTTTTCAAAATTTTTACCAATCATTTGATACCAAATAATCCAAGCCACACAAGCCACACAAGTTCCAATCCCTATTCCAAACATCAAATAACTTTCCGACAGATAACAATTAATCGACAGTAAAAATTCTACAGGTGTAAAAATATAGATAATCATTCTACTTTTCTGTCTTGTTTTAAATAATTGATTAGGAATTATAAACCCAAGCGAAAGCATTCTTTCTAATTCTTCCCTATCCTCATCTGACACAATTGATTTAATATGCATTCTTCTTAATCCCCCTTTTGCCAGAGGTCCTCTTTATAAAATCGAACCTCTGGCCATTGTCTCTTTTATTCTTTTACAATTTACAGCGCTTGAATCAACAAACCAAAAACAGTACCTGCTCCAGCTGAAAATAAAGCAATAATTGACGGAATTGCATTTACAACTAATGCACCCGCAAGAACTAATATTACGGCTCCTGCCAGTATATTACTATGCTCTTTTGTGAATTCTACAACATTAAATTCAAGACCACTATTAGAATTTAATGTCATTGTAAAAATCAAAGCAACCGATATTGTCCACTCTTTTTCCTCTTCTGGCAGCAAATCTGATGTACTAAATACAATGGAAAACTCTACACTATTGGCAAAAACATTATTTATTTCAAAAGCAATATTACCAGATTTAACCGATAAAGCAATTTTTTCTATCGTATTTCCAAAGTTATCTGCTCCCTCTATACCTGTATCTGATAAATTTGATGAAATCTCCATAATTTGATTTTTGCAAGTTTGTGTCAATTCTCCATCATTTCCTATATCCACTTTTATATTATAAATTTTACCAGTTGAACTTTCAAGCGATGTGGATATTTTAGTAGAAATATCAATTGCTCCTTGAGGACTCATCATTGTTCCCAGTGAAATTTCCTTATCATACTCCACACCCACATCCATAATTTTATTCAGATAACCAAGCGGCTCCATTACATTATAGACATATTGATTTCGTGCTATTTTTACCTTTGCCCGAAGATTTTCTTGCGCTATTTCCTCATCTGTTTTTGTCGATACGGCATCGAACTTTTTAAATCCAGTATCTCTCCCTGAATATGCATCTTTATCCAGTGGGAACGAAGGTGATGAAGAAAATGAGTTCAACTCACAAAATTGATCAAATGCCCAGTTCTTCGGCATCGAATATCCCAAATTACAGCTAAATCCAGTTGACATATCTGCCACAAATGATTTACTTGCCAATCCTGCTTCATAAACTTTAGTACATACATATCTTGGTGCATAAATGCCGACTTTATAATTTTTATCATTTGTCGAACTGAAAAAGATCATGTGAATCTGTTCAAAATAAGGTATAATAAATGTATCAATCTGATATGAATAACAATCAAAATCCACTGCAAAGTATATAGTCGTTCCACTTGGTATACCGATTCTCTCGGCTGCTAAAATTGCTGTCTGTGCATCAACACTTCCCTGGGACGGATCCTTAAAATAGTTTAATTCATATCCTCCATCCTGATATATCGGGAATACCGATAATCCTGCATTTTCAATGTTTTTCACTTCTGTTGATGTCAAATATTTCGGTGTATGTTCTTTTCCAACAGAACCTGTCAGATAACGTCCTACATGAGTATACCCTGCATTTTTTATATCTAATGCCTGTTGTTTATTTAATACTGTTGCACAGTCACACGCTTTTGCTGCCCTGTTTGTATCGCCTTTACTCGTAAGCAATGATTTCATAGTAGAAACATTTACTTTTCCTTTTGTTACAAGTCCAATTCCTGTCAGACCATAAAACTCCTGAAATTCTGACACCTTTGACTCTGTAGTCGAATCAAACACGCCATCGAATCTTCCCGGATTATATCCGTTAAAATATAGTCCGTATTGAGCAATCTTATTAAATGGAACATATTTCGTCGAGTTCTGTCCGTTCTGTAATGTACCCGGAAACGCATTTGTTGTTGCATCGCCAAAATTAACTGAATTCAAATCTGTAATTAATTCAGTTGTAACTCCTTCAGCCGCCTGCAATGCACCAACTAAAGACAAAATTGTCTGTCTTGAGGCAATTCCATCACAAGGTCCAACACCAATAACATCTGACCAGTCACTATTTAATTGCTGTTGAATAAGAACAATATTGGAATCCCCACCAGAAACCTTTGTAAACCAGTTTAGGGATAACAATCCAGACCAAACTTTCCAATCAATTTTGCCCGTAACTTCCAGTCCTGCATTTTCCTGCATCTTTTTAACTGCATTTACTCCTGATGTATAATAAATTCCAGTAATTCCTCCAGCAGCATATCCTTTGCAAAACAGAGCACACTGAATCAAGCATACATTAACCTGCGGAGTATCATTCGGATCCATTTTTGTAATAATGGCTAACTTCTTCATGGTATTAATAGTAAGTGGTCCAACCGTTCCTGTAATCGTTGAGATTCCATTCTGAATCTGAAATGCACGAATGATTCCCTGCATCACGGCTGTTCCGGTCTTTCCATCTTCATCCAGTTTTACTCAATCCTTATGTCCACCAAACATCGCATTTAAATATTTTTGTGCTGCTTTTACATTCTGATCACTCATATTCACTACCTCCTAATTCAAGTCAATTATAAAGATTTCTAACTCTTTATATGTCTATCACTAAAAGTTACAATAACAATTTATCAATCAACTGTGTCTATTTTGTGACTATTTTCCAAAGGATTCATTAACTCCCTTATAAAATCCTTAACAAATTATGAAAGAAACCATCAATTTATCACCCCATATCCCATTATAGAACTGTAATCTACTGCATAATTTCTCTGCCGTACCTGATCACTGGAATTTCCCTCAATCGTGTAAACTCTTCCACCTTCACACTTTTCTACTATTCCTACATGATCCGATGTTCCATCATGATCCCAGTCAAAAAAGATGATCATTCCAGCTGTCGGAGTTGTTCCGCCACTCTGCCACTTATTCTTTCCCTGAAACCAGGACACTCCATCACTGCACAATGAGAATTTAGGAACATTCCCACTTGCAATCAGACCGCTCTGATCCGCACACCAGCTTACAAAACAGGCACACCATTCTACCCGACTGTCAAATCCGTACCAGCTCCAGAACTTCTGACCGCCACTGTTTCCAAGCTGCCCCATTGCAACCGACACAATCTGCTGATTACCAAACAAACCAGCAAACAGGCTGCCACCGGAATAATACCGCATCACATGGGGAACGTATTGGGGATCTCCGTAACTGCTCCATCCATGCGAAGCTGCCTGTTCCTGTGAAAACTGCAATGCATTGGCTTCTGTATAACCGCCTCTTTGCAATGCCCATCCTATGTAGCCATTTCCATAGTTATATCCCTGCCATGCAAGTTTCAGCTTGTCCAGATCCTGTGGACTGCTGCATCCTGCCTGTCTGATACAGTCTGCAAAGGTCTGTACTCCAACCTCTATCGAATAATCCGGATCAGTAATAGAACCAGGAGTGTGTGGGAATCTTGTATTATATGGACTTTCCGAACACTGCATCGGGTCTGTTCCCCTGCCTCCAGATTCCTGCATCATGATGGCCTGTATCGCAGACACATATTCCGGAATGCCGTATTGGGATGCATACTGCTGTATCACAGAAGTATACGCAAGCACTTCTTCACTTAGGGATTCGGAGCTTTCCGAATTACTGCTGAAAGCTGCTCCTGCAATGATTCCCACAATCAGAATAAATACCAGAAGAAATGCACTACCTCCGGCAGCAATCCATTTTCCCATTTTTTCAAGAGCTACTACCCCTTTTTGAATCGCTGCTGTAATTCCCTGTACGGATAACTTTGAACCCTTTCCAGTTACCTGAAGGACTGCTTTTCCACTTTCTGCCGATGCCTGTGCTGACTTTCTTGCCATCTGGGCTGCTCTTGCTTTCTGCATCGCCTGAAGACTTTTTTCCATCTGCTGTTTCTGCATGGATGCCTGTGTCTTTATTTTTTCTTGAGACAGACCGGATACTTTTACCACTCTCGGTGCTGCTTTCACCTGCCGTTTACCATTCTCCTTGGCAAGTGCTGCCTGCTCCGGTTTCAACTTGATTAATTTCTTTCCGCTTTCTGCCCCCTGCTCCATTGCTTCTTCGGCAGCTTTCGCTTCTTCCTGTCTGCTTTTTCTTTCCTTTATCTTCCTGTAGGTCACTCCAGCAAGTTTTTTTCCACCTTGATATGTGGTTTTCCCTATACTTTTTCCTGCCACACTCGCCGCTCTGTACTGTACGGATTCTATTTTTTCAGTTCCATACTGTGTTGGGGATTCTGACTGCCCACTGCTTTTTTCATGTAGTTCCCTTGGCTTTTCTTTTGCTTCCAGAACCGCTGAGCGAACCAGTTCTTTCGGAAGTCGGGCAGCCGGATTTCGAATCTTCGGATTCTTATCCCTTACCCGTTCCTTGATATCTTTCATCCGGTCACCCTCTTTCCGTATCTCTTATCTCATCGGGCAACATCCCGATGTTTCTTTTTTTCCTGCTGTTTCTGCAACTGCTCCACCTGTCTGATTGCCTCATTTACCAGTGGATGTTCGTTGTAATATGGCACAAGTTCCAAGTCTCCCCTGTCTTTTGATGACAACGGTAATGGATATTCCATGTCTGAATAAATTGATTCTGGATCATGAATAGAAAACTCAATAGCCGGACACATATTGGCAGATGTTCTACAATATTTCTGGTACTTTTTATATGCCTCTTCCAGCGTTCTGCATTTTGTATATTCTCCTAAATCATGGAACTCACCGCACTCTGCAGCATAAAAAGTTATCGTTACTTCTTCTTTTTTCTTCATTATGATTCTCCCGGTTTTGTTGTCATTAGTTTATAAAGGTCTGTATTCTTTGGGAACGTATTCTCAAATGGTACGATATTCCCAGAGCAACGGATTAGGCCACTGCCAACCGATACATTTGTAATATAGGACAGTTGGTTTTCGGAAATATTCAAAAGAGCTGCCAATTCTTCCCTGTCTGTACTTGCCTGATTCAAAAGAATCAAAAACTCACTGTTTGCCAACATCAGTCTTGCAGTGTCCGATTTCAGAAGTTCCTCAACATTTTGGGTTAAACCTGTCACGAATCCATTGTATTTTCTGATTCTCTTGTACAGTCGGTAGAAGAAATTTGCACTGTATTCATAGCGGAATAACAGATAGAACTCATCGGCAAATATCCATGTCGTTTTTCCTTCTTTCCAGTTCTGAATTACCCTGTTGAAAATACTGTCTAAGGTAACCAGCATTCCCAGTGGCATAAGCTGTTCCCCCAGTTCCCGGATATCATAATCCATGATCCTGTTCTTCTTATTCACATTGGTCGGCTGTGCAAAGGTGTTCAGGCTTCCATTGATAAAAAGTTCGGATGACAGTGCAAGTCCCCTTGCCTCTTCTTCCGGCTGTAACATCAACTGTCGGTACATATCTTTCAATGTCGGAACTTCTCCGGTATAACCACTTCGGATATAATCCCGGTACACATCTGCAGCACAGCGGTCCAGGATTGACTTTTCTTTTGCTGACAGGTTTCCTGCTCCAACCAACTGTTCAAATACAGACAGAATAAACTCCGATTTTTCAATCAGTGGATTCTTTTCATTGCCGTAGGCTGCGTCCATATCCATTGCATTCAGGTGATTGTCTGATGTCGCAGATACTTTTACAACCTGTCCACCCAGAGCCTCTACTAATTTTGTGAATTCGGACTCCGGATCAAGAATCAGGATATCGTCATCGGTACTCAATGCCAGATGCACAATCTCTTCTTTTGCCGAAAAGCTCTTTCCTGATCCACTGACGCCCAACCGGAAACTGTTTCCATTCATCAGTTTCTTCCGGTCGGCTACCAGAAGGTTCTTGCTGACTGCATTCTGCCCATAATAGATACCGCCCGGCTGCAGGATTTCCTGTGTATGGAACGGGATTAAAACAGCCGTTGATTCCGTTGTCAATGTACGCAGGGCATTGATCTTTCGCAGTCCGTAAGGAAGCACTGTATTGAGTCCGTCCACTTGCTGCCACTTTAATGTTGCCATCTGGCACAGATGCTTTCTTGCTATCGACAATAATAATTCCGTATCGGAATCCAACTGTTTTTTACTGTCTGCCAGATGTACCATTGTCAAAATTCCGAACATCATACGCTGGTCTCTGGTTGTCAGATCATCGAGCATTTCCTTGGTTTCTTTTCTCTGAAGTTCCATATCGTATGGTACGATTGCCGAGAAGTTATTATTAGCGTTCTGCCTTCTCTGCCAGTTGGTCACGTTGGTTTCCACACCAAGCAGTCGGTTCTGGATTTCCCTTACCGCTTCATCCGTAGGGACTGGCAGGATATCAATCGACAATATCAGATTCCGGCTGAAGTCACACAGTTCTGAAATCATGTCATCTTTAACATAACTTGCATAATCCTGCATATACAGGACTCTTCCGTACCTGTCACCGATTTTAAAATGGTCACGTTCAAATTCCATAGAATCCGGACACATCCAGTCCTTGAAACTTGTTCCCTTCTTGGCAAATTGTTTCAGATCAAACGGAAATGCCTGTGGGACATCTCCCTTGAAGAAGTCCCTGAAAATCTGGAGCCGGCTCTCTGCGTCCAGTCCTTCTGCTGTGGACGATAACTTTGCCAGATGTGTTACGATGTCTGTTCCGATACGTGCAAAATAGGTTCTTGCATCGTCAATCGATCTTTTATGTACACTGACAGTCAGATACCGTTCCTGATAGATGCTGTTGTTTGTTCCTGTAATCTTAGACAGGAGCATTTCGTTGTATTCTTCCCGATAGTGGTCCAGTCCATCTTCCTTCATTGGAAGCAGGATTGATTTTTCAAATTCTTCTTTATTGATTCTCCGGTTATTGATGGTAATTTTGGCAGAAATGCCGGAATCCAGTGAATTTAAGAGTTCGGAATAATCCAGAAACATTTCTGTCTTATTGTCCTTACTCGCAATATAATAGTTGATATCTGTAAAACGATATGTTTTTGAGAATTTCGTTCCCTGTTGAAAAATTCCATCCGGCCAGATTCGCTGGATGGGAATTGCCTGTTGGACTGATTTCGGAACTTTGAAGCGTTCCTTATCCATCCGAAGTGCCTGACTTAAGGTTTTAATCAAAGGCATCACTCCTTCCCTTGCGTTTCTTTCTCTGTTTTGCTTCTGCTCTTTGCTCCCGCTCTTTTATGATTTCCGCTCCATCCTTTTGATTCTTTTCTCCCAGCGAGATGGTCTCCTGCATGCAGGAGTAGTGGATATCTTCCGACTGAAACACCAGTTTCTTCGGATACAGCAATTCGGATTTGATCACTGCCCATAAAAACTGTTCGGCTGTCATACCATGATATTTGAAAAAGCCACAGGCAGCAAATGGAGTAGCACCAAGCACACACAGCCATCCGGTTATTTCCTGTCCGGTAATTTCACGCATTCCAAAGTAAATTCCGATTGCTGTAAGAATCGCAAGAACAGAACACACACATTGTCTCAGGTCCAGTCCCATAAACATGGATTCCTGATAGTCCCGGATTTCTTTATTCATCTTGACTTCCATAACTTATCGCTCCTTTCCTCTGCTTTGTTTCTTCGTTTTCTGTGGTTTTTCTTTCGGTACTTCTATCCCGGCAAATCTACAGTGTTCTGCAACGCCTTCCGGATCAAATTCCGCAAGTCTTGCTAGATCAAACGCTACCTTCTGATAGGTTGCATATCCTGATCTTCCTGTTTCATTCAACACTTTTCCTAGTTTATGTTCCTTGATAAAATGAAGCATATCCTTGGTAAAATCTCCTGTTATAAAAGCCTCATTTGGCTCTAAGAACTGATAGGGCAGATTAATGGTTACATCTCCAAAATCTTCCCATTCTCTCCCTTCCTTATGGCAGAGTCCTACATATAAATTTCCATTGTTCCGATAAGAGCTCACTCGTATTGCTACTGTCTCACGTCCAAATTCCCAGTTATATCTTAATGTTTTCTTTATATCCATATTTTTAACCTCCAAGTCCCATCATTTCTCTGACAATACGGTCAGATGCCTTAATTGCTCCAACCAGCACCAGTAAATTAAATACCAGTTCTCCGACATAGTTCCACACGATTGTAACTGCACTCAACTCCGTATCTCCGACAGCCGGAGGGCTTGCTGCATAAGCAGAAAAGATAATACATGCCAGTGCAATAATTGCCCCTTCCAGACATACGCCTACATAAGAACGGATAAAGTTCTTTCCAATGGACTGCGTGGGTTCTCCTGCAAATGAGGAAATCGGAATCGGGGCGATTGCCGTATACATATAGATTTTGAACATTCTGCCATACACTGTCAGGATCATTACAAATGACAATACAGTGATCAGCAGACTGCCAAGCAGTGTAACAATCCACAACGGAATGGATTCCAGCATTCCCACGCTCTCAATCTTATCTACAATCTCCGTTGGCAGTTCTGTCACGCTTCCTGCCATACTGGAGCCGCTCATTACGGTTGTCACGATTCCCTGCACAATGGAAAACAATGCCTGCATAAGTTCCATTCCATACGTGATTGCTCCCTGAGCAAGTGCAAACCGGATAAATGCTTTCAATACATGTTCCGGCTTTTTCAGATCTGTAAAACTGCCACACGTTTTAATGATTCCGGCTGCAAAAAACAACACCAGTAATCCATAGGCAATGGCTGTCAGTGCATCATTGATATTGGTCATAATCCGCCAGATGCCGCCGCCTTTAAAAGTTGCCGGATTTTCAGTAAGCAGAGTCCACAGTTCTGCCATCTTTTCACTCCATGTAGACAACGCAGAGTTTAGATTCTGTACAATCCAGTTATCGCTCAAAAACTTTCACCTCCCTGAACATACTTTTGAATGCAGGAGTACCTTCCGGCACTCCTGCTGTTTCCTGATATACTTTTCCAAAGAGGCTTACGCCATAATCAGATCCAGGATTTCTTTAGCAAACGTAATGATGACCCCTCCGGCCAGTGTCAGGAATCCATTGGCTCTCTGGCTTGGATCATGGCTTTTTAAAGACAGGCCAACCTGTACAACACCAAATCCAAGCAAAATCAAACCGATTGCACGAATCAGGGAAAAAATAAAAGTAGACAGGTTATTGATAACGGACAACGGATCACCGGCTGCGAATGCGGTCGTTGCTCCAACCGTTACGGTCAGTACCAGCGCCATATAAAGGCTCATCCACTTTTTCTGTTTTCTCTCCATCGGCATCGGGGTTGTCATTTTTTCAGTTGTATTCTTTTTTGTTCTATTCTTTTCTCCTGTGAGAAATTTCTTCAATACACATCACTCCAATCCATCAAAAAACTGCTATTCACCAAGGATGTCCTCGGTAGACAGCAGTTCGTAGTCGTCTAATCTGTTAATGTCAATCTTTAGGTCGTCGTGAGCCAGTGGTGTTTTCGCATAATCATAAGGCGATGCACCACCGTCCTCTGTGTATCTGAAATTCACATGCTTTTTTAAATCATATTTATCGTCCATAATCGGACGCTCCCCACGAATAAACAAAATCGCTTTGCGGTTATCTAAAAGCCGTATTTCATCCGGTGTTAAAAGTTCCCTTCCAGTCTGCTGATAATTCACCGAATAGCTGCCGCTACGCCCTTTTGTCTGTCCGTAGGTATTGGTATCCAATGTCTCTTTTCCCAATAATTCCGAGACATACTTATGTCCTTCTTTTTCATTTCCACCCAGATATAAAAATTCATCGCAGTTGCCGATCAGACTCTCATACGAGTCTTTAAATAAGGCTTTCATCTGTGCGATGTTCTGGATGATGATACTGCAGGAAATCCCTCTGGAACGCATGGTTGCCAGAATCTTGTCAAAATCATCCGGCAAGGCTACGTTTGGCCATTCATCCATAATGCAGTGTACCGGAATCGGAAGCCTTCCTCCGTACTTTCGGTCTGCCACATAATACAGTGTCTGAAACAGATTACTGTAAATCATGCCGACCAGATAATTCATGCTGGTGTCGGCATCCGGAATACAGCAAAACAGTGCTACTTTTTTCTCCCCGATACTGTATAAGTCCAGTTCGTCTGTACAGGTCAGATTGGCGATCTGTTTCAGGTTAAAAGCTGCCAGACGGACACCAACCGAGATCAAAATAGACTTTGCAGTCTTTCCGGCTGCCTGCTTATAAATGGCATACTGCTTGACCGCAATACTCTCCGGGTCCCGCATTTCCAGTCTTTCAAACAAAATGTCCAATGGGGACTGGTAATCCTCATCATCTTCTTTGACCTGTGCGCTTCCAAGCATTTCCATGATCATCGGGAAGTTCTGTTCTTCCGGTGGAGCTTCATGCAATAAATACAGCATAAGTGCCTGTAAAAGTGCAGTCTCAGACTTCTCCCAAAACGGGTCTGAGCTCTGCGCTCCTTTCGGTGTTGTGTTGCGGATCAGGTTATTGATCAGCTTCAGTACATCCTTATCATCCCGGACATACGCAAACGGATTATAACACCAGGAAGTCTCCGGATTGATCAAATCAAAAACCCGGACTTCATATCCATTCCGTTCCAGAACACCTCCGGTTTTACGCAAAAGTTCTGCCTTGGGATCAGTAATTACCATCGAACAGTTGCACTGCATGATGTTTGGGATTGCATACGTCCGGCTCTTTCCTGCTCCTGAACCTCCGACTACCAGCACATTTAGATTTCGTTTGTGCTTATAACCGTCCAGTCCCATACGAAAATGCTGTGTTAAAAGCAAATTTTGCGTATACTGTTTTTCGCAGTAATGTCTGCAGATTTCGGACACGTTGCCCCATTTTGCGGAACCATGTTCCACACCTCTTCTATAATTTCTTTTTTGGGATTCATAAATACCAATGCCTAAGAAATAGGCTGCTGTGAATATCAGAATACATTTGAACGTATACGGTGTATACGTGATAAAAAACGGCTGTTCGAGTTTTTCGCTCAGCGTTTCTAAGATTTGAATAAAATTCTTATCCGGTGCAATGGCACAAGCGGTAATCGCTGCCGCCCACCAGACAAATGGCAGAAAGACAAGATACAGAACCAAGTCCTGCTTTTTTATACTTATCTCTGCAAGTCAGATTCTCTTTTCTTTCGTGGCTTTTCTTCTGGATGTCCCTGTCCTTCTTTCTTATGAAAGGAATCCACTCCCGGTATCAGTGAGAGACTTCTGCCGTTGTCCCAACTGATGCCGAGCTGACCTGCATCATCCACATACTGCACAGTTCCTTCCAGTCCCTGCGGCATACCCGCTTCTCCGTCCATCGAATCCAGACAGATTCTTGTTCCTGCCGGATACTGTTCTCTAAGTCGTGCCACTTTTTCTCTTGAATAAATGACCAATCAACCACTCCTTTCTCTACCAGAACATGTGTCTGGTGGTATTCGGTTTTGCAACCTGAAGGATGACTTTATCTATTCCATCACTGTATCTTCCGGCTGCAAGATATTTACTTCTGAGTCTGTTCAGTGCCTTACGGATCTGCCTTTGCTCCCCGGCTGTAATCTGCAGCCGTTTCTGGGCGAGGTCGTATTCACTTACTTTTTTCAGAAGGGCTTTCGTTTCTTCCAAACATTCGTCCTGCTCATTCTGTGCCTGCAGCTCATCATTCAGTGCCACCACGAACATATTTTTCATAATATTATCCATCTTCAAATAGTATTTTGTCATCTGGCTGACCTCCTTTTTTGTTACACCAACCATATCACAAGACCTCCGTAATAGCTACTCCAACCGTCCAACTTTTATCGTTCCGGCTGGTTCTTTGCTTTTTTCTCTTTTCCAGATGCTTTTTCATCCTTGGTTTCCGGTGTTTTTACAGGGTCTCCGATTGCGAACTCATCGGTTACATACTCCTGTTCCTTTGCACCAAAATTGCGTTCGATATGGTTTCGGATACTGTAGGAAGCCTGACGGACATCATTTAAAAAGTCTCTCAGTTCCTGCGGATCTTTCTTTCCGCATTCATTCCTCTGTGCAATATACTCCAGATTGAATCCGGTGACATCCACACCATAACGTTTTGCAATCACATAGGCAGCACAATAAGCCTGTGCGCTGACTTTCTGTCGGCTGTAGGTTCCGGTATGCTGATCCATCGCTACACACGCCAGTTCTCTGTTCAGTGCATGGAATGTCGTTACTTCACTCATTCCGTTGCGGATATAAATGGTACGGTATCTCGGATTGTACTGAGCCTGCACTTTGTCTGGCAGATCATCCTCAATCTGCACACGTACCGACTGGTCTTTTAAGACAGTTCCTATCAGTTCTGTCAGACTTCGCTGAGGGCGTTCTTCCAATGGCTTCCCTGTCATCTGGCTAATGTCAAATCCTTTTCCGATCGTATACCCTCTCCGCATTTCTCCATCTTTTTCATATTCAGTGGAAATCATATAAGTAATGCCATGCTCCCCTGCTTTTACTGAACGGTGTTCTTCTCTCCATCGTTCATAAGACCTTACCACCTTAAAATCCGGATGCTGTCCATAGATCAAAAGCAGATTCGGTGTTCTCTGGGTATTACACTCTGCCATAAAATCCAGAAAGCCTTTCAGTTTTTCTCCATCCTGAAAAACTCCCTGTGCCTGTGAATCTACTTCAGCCCATACCTCTTCTCTTTCCTGTTGTTTCTTGGCTGCATATTCTTCCTTGGTCAACTTCTGTTCTGGAACCTGCTGTTCTTCCGTTCCACCTGAAATCATATCTGTTAAATCCATATACATTACCTGCCTTTCGTTTTCATATTCTTACGTTTCTTCCGGCTCTCTCTGGCATTTTTCCGTCTGTCCGGACGTTTACGTTTCTCTTCCTGTTCCTTGCGGATATCTCCGAGTTCCTTCCGCACAGATGGTTTTTCATTCTTTTCTTCCCAGCTAGTTTTCCGACCGGAAGAAGTATTTCTGTTGCGCGAGAAAGGTTCGGATGGATTCTTTTCTTCCCCCTCCTGCGCCTGTGTAAAATTTCCTTCCGGAAAAGCCTCATCCCCGATCTGGAACATTTCTTCCGCATCGTCCAGTTCAAATTCTATCTTGCCTTCCGGCAGGACAACAGTCTCTGTCCGTACATTCTCCCCGGTTTCTTTTTCCATCTGGTTTTCTGCCTTTTCCGGTGCATTCTCTTTTTCCACTGCTTCCGTAACCATAGAGCCTGATTCTGCTTTTACAAAATCCAAATTCATCCGGTCTAATACCCGGTTCATCTTCGCTGCATCATCTGCAAATACCATGACTTCTGTCTGGTCCGGATTCACCTTATCTTTGATAACTACATATAAGATACCTCTCGCCTTGGCTTCTTTTGCAAATTCTTTTAAACGGTCACCCGGAACGGTAAAAAATTTCATCGGGCGCTGTTCCTTTAACATTCTGGTAAGCCTTGTTTTCCCTCTTGTCTTTTTCTGATCCTTTAATGCGGCCGCAATAAAGATTGCCACGTGCTTTGCCACATTTCCGGTAATCTTCAAAGAGTATTCCATTCCTTCCAGACTGTACCGCACCACCTGATCAGCCGGTTCTGCTCCATAATTCATACTTATCTCACCTCCTGACTCTTCTGCATTCTTTCTTTATCTTCCACACGTTTTTCATTCTGGCTCTGTTCTTCTGCTTTCTGAAGTTTCGCTTCGATTTCCAAGGAATGTTTCTCAATCTGAACGGTCATACGAACTTCCTTACGGAGTCGCTTCAATTCCTCATTGATTTCGGACAATCGTTCTTCCCCAGTCTCCCTGCCCCCATTCCGATACAATCTTCTGCGTTCTTTCATAAGTTCCGCAATCTGCTTTTGCAATGGCTCTCGGTATGCGGCAAGCTGCTCTCTGGTTATGATGTCATGTTTCATTAGAAATTCAATCTGTTCAATCCTGCGGTCCAGTTTCCGGATATCCTCTCTGACAGCGTATGGACTCCTTTTCGGTCTTTTTGGCAGTACCCCCATTTGATATAAATAGGAATAATACAGTGCCTGAATCCCGGTCAGTTTCTTTTTGGGATGAATCTGTACTGCCTTTTGATAGACTCGTTTCACCTTGGGCTGTAGTATCTGCCCACGTATTTCCTCTTCGGAATAGTTTTTTCCAAGAGAACGCAGACGGATATACCGTTCCATTCCCGGAGCTTTTAAAGAGATGTATTTCCGGTTCAGTTTCCATGTATATCCCCGCTTTTCCATCTCTTTTAGGAATTGTGACCAGGAGTAGCTTTCCTGTACCGATTCCCTGATATCCAAACGGATCGCCGTTCTCCATGTCGGCTTTCCTTCCTGTTCTGCTTTCCACTGTACATAAGGGATTGATTTTTTCTGATTGGATTCAATGATAGACAGACCATATTTTCTGCACAGGTCATCGGAAATCTTGCGGATCTCCGTATAATAACTCTTGGCATTACTATGGTACTTATGTCCATCCACCATGCTTACAGAATTCCAGACAATATGATTATGATAGTGTCTGGTATTAAGATGTGTCGTTATGACTACTTCAAATTGTCCTTTTAAGAGCCGGTCTGCCAGTTCCTGCCCGATGAGATGTGCCAGTTCCGGTGTCACTTCACCTTCTGCAAAACTCTGTACCAGATGATATCCTTCTACACCGCCCATCTTATGGAATCTCCTTTTCGTTGCCACCATATCTTCATACGCATTTTCATTGGTACATCCGATGGTATCTTCAAAAACCGCCTGTTCTGTCTTGGTCCGATTCATTGCATAATCGATGGCAGCCTCCAGAGAGTCTGCTTTCTGTGTGGTCTTTTCTTTGTCTTTCACATATTCGATAGAACGGTCCAGGCGGTGGACGGGGATAACACTTGTATAAGCCATCCGGCATTACCACTCTTCCTTTACCAGATGCCATGTTTCTTTGGTAAGACGCAGCATTTCCTGAATGCTCTGCTCACTTGCCATTCCAGAAGCATTGGCAACATGGGCGAGCTGATTGGCATTGTTGCATAAGCCTGCAATTTTTCGGAGCAATTCTGGGTGATGCTCACAGGGTTTCGCATGTACCTGTGCTCCTAAAATCAACGAACGCATAAACTCTTCCCGGCTCAGACCGCTTCTTTCGACCTGCTCATTCAGTTCCCTGACTTCCCTTGCGTTAAGCCGTACCGGGATCACATGGTTTCGTTTTCGCATTGCATCACCGTCCCTTCTTTTTTCTCTTCCTCTTTCATCATACCGCCAAGATCCTCATCGGATTTTTTCGCTGCAACCATGCAACAGGTCACTACCACTCCTATAAATCCTCCGCTCATCAATGCGATTACGATTATTACTCCGTTTCTTAACATGACTTGATCCTTCCTTTCCATTTCCGTCTGTGTCTGGGGGATTGGGGTTCTCCCCAAAGTGCGTTTGGATATCCAAACGCTATGCTTGCAATACGAGTACCGCCAGTTTCTGTAGCACTGGATTGACTCGATTCTGATTTATTTTGATTCTTTTATCTGTACCAGTCCATCGAGTGTCGTACAAATGATATGGAGTCTGTCTGCCATACTGATTTCGGTATTCATTGTTCCTGTCACTTCTTTTCCACATACGACTACCATCCGGCATCTCCGCAAAAGGATATGTGACATTCTTCCATATCCCTGCATATCTTCTGCATCGGACTCTTCCAAGAATGGTGAGAATACAAATCTCGGACAGATTGGTACATACCCAAGTTCATAGATTTTTCTGCAATATTTCTGCACTTTTACCCGGCTTTCTTCTGCTGAACAGCACACATAAGCCAGCGCCTGTTCCATACGCTCCATCTCCTTCCTGCATCCAGTTGGATGCCACTCATTTTCTCTATAAAAAACAAGATGTCCAATTGGACATCCCGGCTACTTTTCATCCTCTTTCTGCTCTGCTTCTAATGCAATTTTCACTCTGTCACTTCCCAGTTTGTAGTAGGCATCTGTTACCTCAATTCCCACTGCACGATAACCTGTCATAACCGCTGCAAGGACAGTTGTTCCTGCTCCGACAAACGGGTCCAGGATCAGCCCTCTCGGTTCACAAATCTGGATAACATCTTTCATAAGCTGCAACGGTTTCTCTGTCACATGAATCCGGTTCTGCGGATTGCCATATCGGAAGACGCCCGGCAGACAAGATACCGGACGGTTGATCGGCATCGGTCCGTTACTGCCCCACACAATATATTCAGCCTGCTGGCGGAAACGGCCTTTCTGTGGACGGGAGTTTCCCTTATCCCACACCGCTGTTCCTCGCCAGATCCATCCTGCCCACTGCAATGCATCGGTAATCGATGGATACTGACGCCAGTCAATGAACAGACAGATCGGAGCACCTTTCTTGCAGGCTTTCCGCACATCATAGAGCCATTCAGCCATCCAGTGCGTCCAAGATCTCTGGTCTTTGTTATCCCCATCGAAATCCGGAAGTGCATTGGCAGCACTCATACTGCTGTATTTCTGATTTGTAGTACGATTTCTTTCATTCTGTTTTGTTCCACCGGATGCATACGGCGGATCGGTAATAACTGCATCAAAGATTCCCGGCTGGAATGCTTTGACCAGTTTTAATGTATCTCCATGTAATATTTTCCAGTTTTCCCCTTCAGTATATTCCTCCGGGTATGTTCCCTCTTTCATAAGTTCTTCCAAACTCAGGCCATTTGTCATAGGCATCATCCTTTCTTTTCTCAGCGTTCCGGCTGATTTTTCTTCTTTGTCTTTTTATTTTCTTTGGGCGGCGGACTCAACTCAGTTTCTACATATTCGCTGATAATCAAAAGTGCTTTGTAATAGTCCCCACTTTCCAATACCCTTTTACGCATTTCTTTTGCTTCTGCTGTCTGTTTATTCTTTTTCAAAAGAGTTGAGGCATCGCCCATAATGGAAAAAATATTCCCATCATGTCCAAGGAGCTGTAACTTGGGACGTTGTTTCTCAGGCTTTGTCGGAATCTGCTCTGTTTTCTTTTCATACATTTTCGGCTGTTCCATATTAGGATGCCAAAAATGCACATTCATCGTTCCACCATCTACCTTGATATCCCTCTGTTCAAATCCTTCACCCCACCCGTCACTGTACTGCCCTGTAATGTATTCGGTGAATTCCTGTAGTTCTTCCTGACTTAAAAATTCATTTAATTCCAGTTTGGTACAGCCGTACAGGATTCCGTCTTTGTTTTCTATCGTAACAACTGCACTTTGTATCTTTTCCTGAATGGACTCACTTCCGTCAAAATACTGCATGAGATCATCTTCCCCATAGCGTTCCAGTTCTTCTCGGATGACTTCTTCATAATCGGCAAGTTCTGTTCCATCTAATGGCATTCCATATTCATCACTCTCCGACCACTCTTCTTCCCATTCGGATTCTTCTGAATAAAGATTTCCAGTCAGCTCCGTCAACAGATGTACGTGCATCGTTCCTTTTTCTTCCATTCTCTATCACCTTCTTTCTAATGGTCTGTCCCTGCATTTATTTGTCTGCTTTTTTTCTTTCGCAAGGTCTGCATAATCTGCCCCTTCTTTTTCCGGCAGATTGCAAATAATCTGATACGTTCCCTCGTAATGTTTTTTCATCTGTTCTTTCGCCCATCTCCCGGCAAAGTCATTATCGGTGCAGATTTCAATTTCTTTGATTTCCGGATGGTTCTTCAGAAACTCTTCCAGTGCATCCGGCAGCTTTTTAAAACGTTCACTCTGTATCTGTGTGTTTTCTTTCGGAGCAGCGATTCCTCCAAGGGAAAGACGATATTTATCCCTCTTTCCTTCTTCCAGTGTCATGTGGGCCAGTGCATCAATACACGCTTCATATACGACAACTCGTTTTGTTTCTCTTTCAGGTGGAATACAAAAGCTGTACTTTTTTTCACTCCCGGTCTGCTCCATCTTGAATCCTTTCCCGTTTTTTTCATAGATTCCTCGCAGGAATGCATATCTTGCTTTTCCGGATTCATCTTTTCCAACAAAAACAGCGTTATGGTACGGGACACTTTCATAAAGGATTTCATGCGAAATGCAATACGTGATCACTTCATCGCTGATTCCTCTGTGGTTTAAATAAGCCCTGATTCGTCTGCAATTACAATATCTCTCCGGCAGCTTAAAGGGTGGTTTTTCCTTTTTCGCAGACTGTGTCGGAATAAAAGACGGACTCTCTTCGCACAACAGTTTTACGGCATCTGTAAATTTCATTCCATCTACTTCAATCAGGAACCGCAGTGCGGACACGCCACCGATATCTCTGGATTTCCAATGCCATTTGCTGGACAGTTCATTGATTTTAAAACTGTCATGGTCCGTCAACTGCCATTCATTTCTGGTTCTTGTCTTTTGCAACCGCTGTGCCTGATGCGTCCGCAAATACTCATACGCAGTCATATTTTTTGCTGCCTGAATCTCTTCTTCCGTTACCCAGGGCATTACAGAATTGCATCCTGAAGATCCAGTACCTTATCCGTCCGCTCCCAAGGAAACTCCTTTCTTCCAAAATGACCAAAAACTGCCGTCTGCCGGAAAATCGGACGGTTCAGTCGAAGGGATTCCATGATCTGAACAGGTGTCACTCCAAACACCAGTGGGATTGCTGCCGCCAGACAATCATCCGCACACACTTTCCCTGTATCAAAGGTATCCACCTCAATCATAACCGGCTCTGCTACTCCGATTGCATAAGCCAGAGACACCTGACACTTGCTTGCAAACTCAGCAGCTACTATATTTTTTGCGATATACCTTGCCATATAAGCTGCCGAACGGTCTACTTTCGAACAGTCCTTTCCTGAAAATGCACCGCCGCCATGCGGAACCATACTTCCATAAGTATCCACCATCAGCTTTCTTCCGGTCAGTCCGGTATCTGCATCAAACCCTCCACACACAAATTTTCCTGACGGATTGATCAGAATCTTCGTATCCTCATCCGGCGGCAGTAATCTGAGTGCTGAGCGAAGCACTTTCTCTCTGATTTCGGCATCTAACTTCTTCAGGCTCTTTTCTGCACCATGCTGGCAGGAAACAACAACACTTTCCAGTCTCACTGGCTTTCCATCTTCATATTCTACGGTTACCTGTGCTTTTCCATCCGAAAAGATATCTTTGATATATCCGCTTCTTCTGCAAGCCGAAAGTTCACGTGTGATCCGGTGTGCCAGAACAGTCGGCATTGGCATAAGCTGCGGAGTATCATCACACGCATATCCGACCATAACACCCTGATCTCCAGCTCCCCTGCTTCTATCTCTTAATTTTGCGCCGATATTATCCCGAAATTCTTTCGACACACTCACTGCTTTCGCAATATCTGGACTCTGCTGGTGTACAAACGTATCCATTTCTATCCCATCTGTACAATATCCACACTCTTCTAAAACTTTTCGGATCACATCAAACACTGGTGGTTCATATCCGCTGGTGATTTCTCCTGCTACAAACACATTTCCTCTTGTAGCAAGGACTTCACACGCCACTCTCGAAGATGGATCGTAACGCAGACATTCATCTAAGATTGCATCTGCTATCTGATCGCATACTTTGTCTGGGTGTCCTTCTGTTACTGATTCTGCTGTATAAAAACGTCTCATCATTCTTCTCCTTATATACAGACAGGGCAGAAGCTGCTTTATGCACATCTCCTGCCCTGTCAGATTGGTTTATCCTGTAATTCTTATTTTATTTTTCTTCTGTTTCTTTTTTGTTGTCTGTCATTTTTGACTTCTTTCTGCGGTATACAGTCACTCCTGTAGCTGTTCCAGCAGATGCCAGTGCAAGCAGAACAAACGCCCATATTTTCTGGTTATCACCTGTTTTTGGTGCATTTGTTTTTTCTGTTGTTTTCTCCGGTGTTCTGGCATCTTTCATTTCTACTTTCTGGACTTCCATTGTATCTTTCAATGTAAATGTGACATCTTCCGCAATCTCGTAACCATCCGGTGCTGTGATCTCACGCAGAGTAAGTTCTTCATTGACTGGGAGTTTTTCAACGGAATGTGGTTTTCCATCTGTAATCCACTCTTCCAGAACAGTTCCGTCTTTGCGGATAATCTGAAGCTTTGCCCCTTCCAGTTCTTTTCCGGTTGTAAGGTCTGTTTTTGAAATTTCCACTTTGGAATATTCATCTTTCATCTCAACCTTTGTCACACTGCCATCTTCTTTGACTTCAAACATCACATCGCTGGCAGACACATAGCCATCTTCATAAGGAGCCAGTTCCTCATGTAAGGTATAACTTCCTTCCGGCAGTCCGTAAATGACATGTTCTTCCTTACTGCTTACCCATTCTTCCACAACATTTCCGTCTTTATCAATGACCTGCAGTTTGGCTCCTTCCAGCTCATTTCCGGTAGTTGCATCTGTTTTTGTAATGCGTGTTTCTGTCGGCTGATTCTCAACTTCTTTGTTCAGTTCAATCTTTGCAAGATTCTGATTTTCGTAAGTTGCATCTACATTCCATACTTCCTCATTTGGAAGATATCCAGCTTTTCTGACTTCCTCTTTGACATAGTATTTTCCATGTGGAAGATCACTGTCGAAAGTAAGTGTTCCCTTTGCATCCGTTGCTTTCTTTTCCAGCAAGGTATCTTTCTCTACGAGAACCTCTCCCTGATTAGAAAGAATATCTTCTGCAGCATACAGTCCAAAAATAACACCTTCCAGCTTTTCGCCTGTGACAGAATCTTTCTTTTCTACTGATACGAAAACTTTCTGTCTTTCATTTTTATAGGTAACGCCTTCATAAACAACTGCCTGTGTATCATCCTCTGCTGTCAGGGTAAATTCTTTCTGTTCTGTATTTAGGACAAAATTCTCTCCTGCTACAACTTCTTTCAGATAATACGTTCCCAGTGGCAGATTGTTGATAACTGCTGTTCCATTTTCATCTGTAGTCAGTTTGGCTACCAGGTCATCTTTCTCATATCGGACAACTGGATTTCCTGCTTCGTCCTTTGCTCCGTCCGGTGAATAGATGGTATCTTTGGCATATATTTCGAATTCAGCGCCTTCTACTCCGGTTTCTTCATATTTAAAGCCTTTATAAATACCTGTTTCTTCTTTTCCAGATACGGCATTTCTTACTTTTGAAACCAGTGCTTTTACTTTTGCCAGAACAGAATCTCCGGTTACTTCGGTAAGCTGTTCTCCCTTTTTCGTCAGGAGCAGGCTTCCTACCTGTTCATCGTTTTTCTGTTCTACCTCTACAATCGCAGCTCCTGTATCTGGATCAATCTGATGTGCAGTGTTTGAGGATACTGTAATTACAATACCACTCTGTGGATTTTCTTTATATGTTCCTTTTGTAGTCTGTTCTAATGGTGAAATAATCGTTGTTCCATCATACAGGGACTCCTCGCTTCCCTGTCTTACAAATCCTTCCGGTGCTTTCACTTCTTCGATTCGGTAGGTAGAGCACTTCAGTTCCTGCGGTGTGATCAGATATCCTTCCTCGTTTGTTTCGAATACACTGATCTTTTCTTTCTTCGGATACTGAACAACCTGTTCCACATATTTCTTATTTGTCACATCGTAAATCTTATAAGAAGCACCAGCCTTTAAAACAGTATTTCCAGTCTGTGCATCCTTCTTTACAATTTTCAGCAAAAATTCAAACGGGCGGTCATCAAATACTCTCCACTGCATTGGCTCTCTGCTGTCATTTTCCACATTTACAACAAATGGATCAATGGTTTTCAAATTCTCAGGGGTAGTACTTTCCACTACAACATAACTTCCATACGGCAGTTCCGGGCTGACTGCATATCCTTTTGTATCAGTGATCAGTTCTGGTACTGGTACGGCTGTTCCATTCTCGTAAGTAACTGCAACCTGCTCTTTGCTGAAGTCATAATTTTTGAAATCGCTTGCTGTATAGCTTTCTCCATTGGCTGGCTTCAGTTTTCCATTTTTTACCTGTGTCAGGTCGCTGATCAGATATACCTTAAATCCTGCTCCTGCAACCAGGTCTGTTTCTGTCTGCTCTCCATCTTCACTGATTTTGATTAACTGGAATGCCTGTTTCTTTACCTGCTCTTTTACCGTAAGGTCTCTTGTCACTTCGGCAACATCCTGACCTTCATAAGTTACTGATACCTCGTATTTGGTAGTATCCAGTGTATATCCTTCCGGTGGAGTGATCTCTTTTACATACATTTCTCCAAGGTATAATTCTGAAAATTCCAGTGTTCCGTCATCTCCGATGACTCCCTGTGCAATCAGGCTGTCCTGTTTATACAGAACCCCTGTTGTGCCATCCGGATGCACGATGTCCTCTTTTGCATACAGACCATACACAGCACCACGAAGAACACTGTCCCCCTGCGCTTTAAATGCAAGTGTTTCTTTATCGATCTTTGCGATTTTCACCTTTCCGGTGACTCTCTCATCTGTTGCTGTTACAGTCATTGTCTTTCCGGCAGTAACAGCCACTTTATATACTTCTGTATTCAGTTTGTATCCTGTCGGAGCAGTGATCTCTTTCACGTACACTGTTTTCAGTGCAGAATCAAAATAATCGCTGACTGCTTTTCCGTCTGTTCCGGTTGCTGACATTGTCATCAGCAGATTTTCACACTTCTTATCAGTATAAATACCATAAACTGCTCCTGACAGTGGATTCTGTGTATTGACATCTTTCTTCATAAGTTCAATGCGTGTCATATTCAGCCACTGTACACTGAAGCTTACCGGCGCTGCTGTTTCGCTTTCAAATACACCGATATCCTGCTTGGAATCTCCGGTTGTCAACACCAGTGTTCTCCATGTCTTTCCGACAGAACCATATAAGTTGCCGGAAGCATAACTGCCTGTCAGTAATAAATCTGCGGACAGATAGAATGTATCTCCACCATAAATCTGGATTTTTCCATTTGTAACACTTGTTCCTTTGGAAAGATTATGTGCTGTCACATTTTCTGGTACACTCAGTGTCACATAGTTTCTGTGATCTCCAGACAGTGTGATATTTGGTGTTTTCTGGATGTTTCCATCCCGTACTGCATTCAGCTTTGTGCTTGAAAGGCTCAGTTCACCTTTTGGCGGTTCTTCCTGTCCAAACAGATAATTGATATATGCGATAACCCCTGCATTTACAAGGTCATTATAATTACACCCTGTAAATCCGGCTTCTCCTGCATAAGCATAGCTGGCTGCAATGTGTGTATACACATACTTTTCATCTTCCGTTTTTCCAGACAGATAACTTCCTGTCAGATCTCCTGCCCCGCCATAACCATAATAAAGGACTTTCTGCAGATTTTTATTGCTGTCCAGTACCTGTGCTACATAACTTCCACTCGGTGGGGATGCTTTCTGGGACTGAAGGCAGTATGCAATTTTTCCATTGACTGTAAACAGGCAAGTAAGATAATTTCCAATATAACTTGGATAATAAATAGTTCTCCCCTTTGTCAATGTAACTGTGGAACCGCTGCTTGTAGCTCTTTCAGCCGCAGACAATACCATCACATTTCCCTCTTCGATGTCCTCTTTCAGTTCTTTGATTGCCTGTGCAGATGCATCTTCTTCGGATGTTTCAATTTCTACATCTGTGTAGTTCTGCACAGGCGAATCCGAATCATCTTCAGATTCTGTATCTGACTTCTGTTTCTCTCCACCATTTTCTTCGGAATGTGCCTGTCCTTCGGTATCCGTCAGAGTCACTTTACGGGTGATGGTATAGCTGTCACTCTTATCTTTTGGAACGACCATATAAGTGGCAATATATGTTCCTGCTTTGTCTGAATGATACTCTCCACCATTCTCATCTTTGATACTTACAAGCGTAACATCTTCTTTTTCTGCATCATAATGGATTCCTTCCATACTGGTTTCCACTGCAAATGTATCATCTGAAACTGCTTTTGTGATATCATCTGCTGTAACTGATGTATCTTTCTGGCTTGTTACCGCCTGTTCAGATGCCTGTACTTCCGTCTGCTGTTCCGAGCCTGTCTGTTCGGCCGCAAACGCATTCGCACTGCTCAAGGTACTGATGCCCATCAGGACAGCCAGTCCAAAAGCAGCAATTCTGGTCTTTAATTTTCTAACCTTCATGTGCTTTTCCTTCCTATTATAAATAGATTTTTTCAGTAAAATACCGCAGAAGATGTTTCCTCTGCGGTACGTTTTATCTTGCATATCGATTTTTTTCTTTTTTTACTTCCTGTCTGGTACGTTTTACCGCTTCCATGACAGACTCCGTTGGAATCTGGTTATCCTTACATCCTTCCAGAATTCCATCCAGATAAAATTTCGATGGCTTTGCCGGAACATCTTTGTGCGGAGCGTTCATCATATATACAAACACTTCTTTCTCCACACCATCCTGATTTTTTACCCGAATCGATTCTTTCCCATAAAAACTTGGGAATCCTTCATAAAAATCCAGACTCTTCTCACACGCTTCTGTGATTTTCCATAAGACTCCTTCGACATAGCTTCCTTTTTCCGGCAGAACCGTTGCTACCCCATTGCCCGGAGCCCTTCCCCGAAATGCCAGCCGATAATTTTCAAGCCGGACGTTTTCCACAACTTCCGCAGCCGGACACCTGTACTTCATCTGCTCCAGATTCATGTTGCTGCCATAAGCGAAGTAATATCTATCTTTCATTTTTTCTCACCTCTATCTGACTCCTTCTGTCCTTTGATTTTTCTTCAGACACTCATACGTGCTTTTATCATATCTCCACGCAAGATCACCATCCAGATTTGCCAGCAGATGTTTTCGAACATTTTTATATTCGTCTCCAATTAACCCAAGTCTCAATAAAAATGTACGAAATGTAAATGCCGGGTTTTCTGATATCAGTGTCTTTTTCATCTGTGTCGATCTCTGATTGATTGCCTGTGCGGAAATGGCTAATGCCAGTGTAATATTTGCTCTCACCTTTCCTGCATGTAGTGTGCTTTCAAAACAACGCCATTCCAAAGTTCCCTTGGAAAACACAGCATGAAGATTCAGAGCATAATAACGGGTATAATCATAATGGGTATGACTTCCATCCCTGCCTCCATACCAGACATTTCTTACTCGGTCCATTGTGATTGATTTATTTGGTATTTTTCGGATTTTCTCCAATACCTCCGGTCGCACCCTCTGACAATAACTATTTGCTCTTCTCTCCTGCACTTTCAGTGCTTTGAACAGGATATCTTCCTTTGCATACATAATTGTCAGTGCATTTTTCAGACTCTGCGGTGTATGATTCGATGCATCTACATGAACATGCTGACCACAGGACTCATTTACAAAACCTCCATGCTGTCGCAGACATCGTACTACTTCCTGTAACTTTCCCATTTCATCATAGGATAATTTCGGTGATACCATTTCTGTTGAATATTCTCCACCTGCGTCTACAATTCGACCGTATACTTTCCGTTGTGTATAAATGCTCCCATCAGACATAAATTTCCACTTTTTTCCTTCCAGATCTATCACTGACCAGACTCCATAAGTAGTGCCGTCATAATATGCTTCTGTTCCAAACATTTCAGCAACAACTTCTGCAGCACGTTGTCTGGTAATCCCTGTCATTTCGATTTCTGTGCCAAAGTATTGGTCTTTTATTCCGATCATGCCTAATGGATTCCTTTCTCAGACACTTTCTGTGTGTTAAGTTCGGAGTCTGCCTTTTGTAACAATCTGCCAATTGCCTCGATAACATTGACAGTTACTCCGTTTCCAGCCTGTTTATAAAGCTGTGCGTCAGAAGTGCTGTCTATGATCTTATCAATCTGCCAGTCGTAATAACCCTGCAGTCGCAGACATTCCCTCGGAACTAACCTTCTTATTCTGCCGTGATACAAGATGCCATGACGATCGGTTGCAGTAATTGTAAACATCGGTTCTTCGGGTTCTTTCATACGTCTGCCGTTCTGACGAACATTCTCTTTTGCTGGTGTTAAGACTGCTCTTGCTCCATCCTCTGCTAATACACCAGAACATTCTCCTTTGTATTTGTGGACACCGCATTGTCTGGTATTCAGGCTTCTGCATTCTTCCGTTACCACCGGCGGAGGTGAAAGATCGACAAAGTGCAGCGTTCCCTGTTGAACACCTGTTGTCAGGGTATGTGCGATCTGGTGTCCGACTCTTCCTCTCCTGCTGTTGAGATTCGCATAACCCAGATCGATGCTGTCCCCTTCTCTTGCAAGTTTGTAGCCGAGCTTTGTATTCTCTTTGATTGGAACACCTACATCATATAATCCTGTCTTGCCGCCCATTCCACCTGCCTGTGATGTCAGGGTACAGCTTAGTCCTTTGGGACTGTAGACTCTTTTCCCCTGACTTCCTGCCCGGACTTGAACAAGAGCTGCTCCATTTGTTTCTGGTTCAGGTAATACTTTTCCGGCACATCGGAAATCAAAATATCCGACAATATACACCCGTTTTCTTGCTTGGGGGACTCCGAAATCCTTGCTGTTAAGCACTTTCCATTCGACATGGTACCCCAGTTCAGAAAGCGTACTGAGGATGGTGCAAAACGTCCGGCCTTTGTCATGCGATAACAAACCGGGAACATTTTCAAGGATAAAATACGAGGGTCTTTTAGCTTCAAGAATCCGGGCAATTTCAAAAAAGAGAGTTCCTCTTGCATCTGCAAATCCTTCTCGCTTTCCGGCGATAGAGAATGCCTGGCAAGGAAATCCTGCACAGAGTAAATCAAAATCTGGCATTCGTTCTGGTTCGATTGTTCTTGCGTCATTACAATACCACTCCCCTTCCGTATCAAACAGCAATCGGTAGTTCTTATCCGCATAAGTATCCACCTCGCAATGTCCGACACAGACAAAGTTTCCTGCCCGTCTTAAGCCTTCACGAAATCCCCCGATTCCGCTAAAGAGATCAAAAAATTGAATGGTTGCGGCTATCAACCTCCTTTTTGCTGATAAAAACAGGCGGCATGATCTCTCATACCGCCCTTCGTTATTCTGTATCAATTGGTTACCATTCTGTTGGTTCTTCTGCTTTGGATTCTTCCGGATCAGTCTCTCCTTCTGGTTCAGTTTCCTCTTCCGGTTCACTTTCCCCTTCTGGTTTGTTTTCCTCTTTCGGTTCACTTTCTCCATCCGGTTCGGCTTCCTCTTCTGGTTCACTTTCCCTTTCCGGCTCAGTTCTTTCTTCCGGTTGAGTTTCTTCTGTTCCCAATTCTCCAGTTGTCTGTTCGGATTCTTCAGGCTGCTCTTTGCTTTGCCATTCGACCTCTACCTTTTCCAGTGCTTCTTCTATAATCTGAATTAAGAAGTCTTTCTGTTTCATGTGTTTCTTTCCGATGACTACTTTTAATCTCTGGAATAATTCCTCTGATACCTGTACTGCTACTGTTCTTACTGCTCCCATGCTTATTTCTCCTTTTCCTTCCACTCTGTTGAAATGTTCTTCAATGACCTGTTGTAAAAATTTTTGTGTGCTGCTTTCTGTGAGTTCAATCTCTTCTCTTACTTTCTCATGTAAGTCCATCGGGATCTTTCCGCAGATATTTTTCATCTCTGCCATAACCTTTCTCCTTTCACTTTTGCTACACACAACATACTCCAAAGCCGCATGGAAAGCTATTCACAATACCCACCAAAGATATCGATGCATTTCTTGCCTTACCCCTAGCAGATCCAACAATGTATGTATCGTGCAATCATAGGCCTCACCCCCTTTACAAATTTTCCATTTGAGATAGAAAATCCATCATCTGATCTGGTATTTCTTCCGATGATGGTTTCGTTTTCAATTGTTCCGTAGTGCCACATATTCCTAATTCCCGAACACTTTCTTTTATCGTCTTTTGAATGACTTCTTCCATCCATTTCCGATCCTCTTTTTCCAGAATTGCCTGAACCAGATACTGGCTTTTCTGCCCTTCTGGAACACTTTGAAATTTCTCCCATGCCCTCTGGTGTTCTGGATTTTTCAGGTTCGGGCGGAACGAATATACCGGGCGTGTCATCTCGTCCACATCTGCTCTACAATCCGTTCATACCCTGTTGCGTTGGCATGGACGTCCTCTATAAAAACGGGGCGGCAAATCGCGTCCTGTGCGGTCACGTGGCGTTTTAAAATTGCGGAGCCTCCCCCCATAAATACGGTGGGTACTGCCCGGAGATCAAACCCGGATTCTGTCACCGCAGACAGTATTCTTTCTATATATTTCCGTCCGTTTTCCTGTATGATCCGTCTGGCCTCCTCTGCCATACTGCAAGATTCCCTCCGAAGCACACGCTCAATTTGAGTTTCTGTCACAGACAGTCCGGTATTTCTACGCACTTGTTCTGCTGTCTCATCAATACATCGGATTACTCCAAGTTCCAGACTTCTGCACGTTGCTGCATTCGGAACAGCATTGTCCAGCCTCATAAGGTCAACGGTCCAGCCACCAATATCAACAAGCAGAACAGACGGTTCATTCTTCAGATACTCTGGATGCAGAGCAAGCGCAGAGTATCCCTGTGGGAACAGTTTCACATCTTTTATTGTTATCTCATATAACTCACTTTCATATAAAAATCGCACTGGCTGCTCTTTCCGCAACAGATACTCCCTGAATCCCTGTTTCTCTCTTCCAAAACTTGAAAGCGGAAGTCCAACAGCCAGAATTACCTCTGTCTTTCGTTCCGCTTTCCGATGCTTGATTTCTTCTGCAATGGCTGCCAACGTCAGCAGATAATAATTATCATTGGACGTTTTATTTTTTACCAGCGTCTGTCTTCCCGTACCGCAGACATAATACTTTCCTTGATATTGCAGAACATTCTGCATGGTATACGGCTCGTAATCATACCCAATAATTCCACTTGGGAAAGACACTTGTCTTGTTTTAATGGCATAATAGCCATGATCAATTCCTATGATTATCGCAATCACATCCTTTCATTTTTTCTGTTTAACGTAAGGTCAAAAATGTTGTCACTGCTGCAACGGATCGTTGCAAAAGTGCCATTCGTGAACACTTTTCTATGTTCCAGCGTCCCAAAACCTGCGGAAAATCTGGTTTTTTTATACCACTATCGCCAGAGGAACACTACTGTTCCTTCCCAGCCGGTTATAAAAGATCCCTCTCCCGGCGGCGGTCCAGCCTGTCCGGGGGAGGGATATATCGCAAGTTTCCTTTTTGAACAATTGCCTGTCTTTTTATTTTTATGAGATGTTTTTCCTGCTTTTGTAAAATGGGAAGATACTCCGGTTCTGTCAAAAACTTCCGTATATAATTGCCCTTTTTTCCCAGCTTGTTATCATTTTTCAGCAGTTCTATTTCTACCATGTAATGGGTATCTGGATGAAATCTCTTCTCACACAAAATGCTGTCCCCTTTTATATAATCAGATTTAGCCGATTCTCTTGCTGCCGCCAAGAGTTCATAAATACTTACTTCCACCTCTTATCACCTCCCAAAAGACCAGAAAAAAGCAGACCTCTTAATCGAAGTCTGCTCCTGTCGGATATGGTAATCCTCTTTCTTCATATTTTTTATCGATATAATTTCGAATCCATTCCCTGTATTCTTCCGTTAATGCCAGTTCCTGAAATTCTAACAACCACTTTTCCCCTTTTGCTTCGTCATCAAGCCATCGATCTTCTATGCACTCCGGCTCATCTAACATTTTCATCATCGCTTCAAATGGCTCTTTTACATCATCACCAAATTCTTTCCATAAGGCGATTCCATAGTTCTCCAGTTCAAAAAATTCTGTCAGATATGTCAATCGTTCCATATCCCCCAATGTCATTCTTTTTTCACCTGACAATAATGCTCGATCTCTTTTGCCACATAGATTTAAAAATTTTCTCTTTTCCATCTCCACATCCATTATACTTTTACCTCTTCCTGTTAAAAATAATTCCTTATTACGAAACATTATAAAATTTAAATTCTTTAGAATCAATATATATATTTCTGTATTACGAATCTTTTTATTTTATAAGGGGAGTTCATCATTATGCAAAAGATTAGACCAGATATGGATATTGGTAAAAATATCCAAGCAATTCGATATAAAAACAATATGACTCAAGACCAAGTAGTTGCAAAATTAAATCTTATGGGTATCTCCATCACCAAAAGTACCTATGCCAAACTGGAAACAAATCGCATGAACATTAAGGCATCTGAATTAGTTGCACTTGCAAAACTCTTTCATACCGATATCAATGCTTTCTTTTCCGGCTTGCTATAGTTCGACATTCCCCGACTCCCTGTGTATATAATAGCATATTAAAAATAAGAACCAGTCTATATTCTTATCGGATATAAACCAGTTCTTTTTTCTTATCAAATAATATAAAAGTGACAGGGAATTCAGATTCTTATCTTCTGTCACTCATGTAATTATTATTCTATTTTAAATTTAATGAATTTACCCATTCTTGAATTTCTTTTTCAATGTTATTTTCTATATAAACGTCATACACATTTTTCCACATTATCTGTGTATACTGTTATTTTCAACCCCATAATTATAACTTGGTACACGCTATACACTACTATAAACTGTACTCCATTTTAGGTGTCCCAACTGCGATGACATCATAATCTGCAATATTGATATCCAGCGGTTTAATTTCAGGTTCGTATCCGCGCTGCACTTCATTCTGTCCCTGATTTACCACATCATCATAACTGCCAGAATATGGAACTACGGTATCTATTTTTAGAATATCGCTATCAGTCTCACTCTGCAGCATTTTTGCAATTCTTTCCGTGTTTCCATTTGACCATGAATAATATATAATCAGTAATTTCTTCATCTTTTTACCTCCTGTTTCGATTAGTATACTACTTGAAGTTAACTCCAAGTCAAGAGCCTTTGATTTTTTCTTCATAAACGCTGGTATGACGCAGACTATGGAAGACCCAAGACTCGCTACTGGCGGTTGGTTAGACCTTACCAGACAGGCATTCCACCTGCTAGACTACTCGCCCTTATCTGGGCGCACAATTTTAAACGGATGGATCTTACTAATTTCTATCTCCATTGCAGATTCTTCATTTACCACACCAAGCAGTTCATCAATGCTTGCCAGTTTAATCTTTTCGCCACTTCTATTTTTCATTCTTCAAAACCTCCTGTGTTAAGTTCATATAGGCCTCTGCAACCTTTCCTTTCGGACAATGCATGTAGATGCTTTTTCCCTCTGCACTGGTCTCAGCAGCTTTTACAGACATCGGGATCACATTTTCAAATACTTCAATCATGGATAAAATCTAAAGTAAGTATTACACCATTAAAAAAGACTATTTATATTAACCAGACTTGTAAAATTAATTTACAGAACAATAAAACTAAAGTAAAATGGACAGTATCTAATAATAAAATAAGAATAGTGAACAAAAATAACAAATATGCAACTATCAAAGGGCTGAAAGTTGGATCAGCTTATATAAAAGCTAAGATCGGTAAAAAGACTTATCGGAGCAAAATGACTATCAAAAAGAAAGTTGTTAAAACCCCTTCAGCTCCTACTGTTAAAAATTATACATATAATAGAATTATTTTGGATAACGATAAACTTCAGATAAAGTTGGCATATACAACTTCTTCTGAAATTGCGTTTTCAGTATATAATAAAACAGATTCCTTATTTAAGTTTGACTGTGAATATTTTAAATTGAACGATACGGATTACGAACCAGATGAAATGACCACTTCTCCGTATATTGCTTCAAAAGACACTAGAAATTTTATTTTAAAAGCTAAAATTAAAAATCCTGAATGTACTTCTTTCGCAGGTGTTTTTAGTATCTGGGCATCAGATGGTTACATTATTGATTATCTAAATGTTTCAAAAACTACTGTGAAATAATTATCTAAATGACTTAATGGGATATAATCTCGAATTGTCGTTTTTATTATTAAAATAAAGAAGGAGAAATGCGTATGAAAAAAAAGTTTTTATGCGTTGCATTGTCTGCAATGATGCTATTACCTGCTGTACCGATACACGCAAAACAGAATACAACAATAAATAAAACATTCATAACTTTACCAAAGAAAAATAGCTATACGCTAAAAATTAAAGGAACGAAAAAGAAAGTTAAATGGAGTTCTAGTAAAAAGAAAGTTGTAGCAGTTACAAAGTCTGGAAAGGTTATTGCTAAAAAATCTGGAACTGCTTATATTACTGCAAAAGTTAATGGTCAAACATTAAAATGTGAAGTATCTGTTCGTAGTCATAAATCAATAACTAATAAATTATGGGATGCTTATGACTGGCAGTGTGAAGATATTTGGAACAATGGATACTGTGATATATATCACTATATAGAAGATGGAACCGACTCTTGCGGAAACAAATTAAATATTGATAAAACCATTTCCGACTTAAATAAAAATTATAAAAAAAGAAATTCTTGGAATAAATTTGTTTATTCTGTACAAGGTAAACATTATTCTAAATTCAAAAAGACTTGGGAAAAGCTTGACGCTGAAACTGTTCGACTGAAGAATATCCTTGACAAAAACGGAACTCCTACTCCAAAAAGTAATTATTATTTTCCGTATCAAAAATATTCTAACTATATCTGGAAATTATTTGATAATGTAAGTAATTTACAATAAAAGAAAACCGCCCAGCTACCAACTGGACGGAATTTCAGAAATTATCAATCATGGGTGATTGATGTAATCTCTGCCTGAACACCAGAATTATATCATACATCCTGCAAAATTACAAATTGATAAGGGTGTATTTTTTGTACCCTTTTTTAGAAAGGAATGATGATATATGGCACTGATCAAATGTCCAGAATGTCAATTGCAGGTAAGTGATAAGGCAATAACTTGTCCTCACTGCGGTTATCCTCTAGATACAAAAGTTATTAAACAACAACAAAGAAAAACTAATAAACGAAAACGTCTTCCAAATGGATTTGGCACTATATCCGAATTAAAAAATCAAAATCTTAGAAAGCCTTTTCGTGCATTAGTCTGTGTTGGAAAAAATTTTTATGGAAAACCTATTTATAAATCATTGAAACCAGAAACATATTTCAAAACCTATAATGATGCTTACGCTGCATTACTTGAATATCATAAAAATCCGTATGATCTTGACTCTGATCTGACAGTCGAGCAATTATACGAAAAGTGGACTGATAAATATTTTGAATCCCTGTCAAGTCCTTCAAGTGAACGTACAATTAAATCTGCCTGGAACTACTGCTCTGCTGTTTATGATATGCGTGCAAAAGATTTACGTGCCCGACATATTAAAGGTTGTATGGAAGATGGAACGTATGTAGTCGATGGTAAAGAAAAACACGCATCTCCTACTACAAAGACAAAGATAAAATCTCTATTCAACTTAATGTTGGATTATGCGCTAGAGTATGAATTAGTAGACAAGAATTATGCAAGGACCTTTAATTTGTCTGATGATGTTATTAAAGATGTTAAAGAAGCGAAGAAGGACCATATTGATTTTACGGATGAAGAAATAAAAAAATTATGGGATCATTTGTATGATACTGATTATGTGGATGTGATTCTGATCCAATGCTACTCTGGATGGCGACCACAAGAATTGGGTCTAATTGAATTAAAAAATGTAGATCTGGAAAATTGGTTTTTTATCGGCGGTATGAAGACTGACGCAGGTAAAGATCGCTTGGTTCCAATCCATCCACGGATTCGTGATCTAGTCAAGCATCGATACCAGGAAGCAATAAATCTTGGAAGTGATTATTTAATCAACTGCACTGATACAAAAACACACCGAAGTAGCTTAAAAATGACGTATGATAAATATAGACATCGATTCGAAAAGATTGTTAAGAAATTAGAGCTCAATCCAGATCACAGAGCTCATGATCCAAGGATTCAGTTTTCCACGATGGCAAAAAGAGATAAAGTAGATGAATATGCATTAAAATATATGATGGGTCACAAGATCAACGATATCACAGAAGCTACTTACACAAAACGAAAACCAGAGTGGCTAATGGCCGAGATCATGAAAATAAAATAA